ACCACAAGCAGAATTTGGTACCGCATATAAACCATAATTTAATACTGGAGAAGATTCAATAATGAAATTCGATGTCTGAGCAGTACACCCACCCAAATCTTCAACCGTCATATAATATGTTCCAGCGGTCAAACTACCAAATACAATAGTTTGTTGATTGGTAATCGCAGATTGTGAAAATACCCCGTCCCCGTGATATAGATAAAAATTAGTAGATGAATAATCGGATGTTGAACTACCTGTAACAAATCCGTTATTAAGATTACATGTCGTACTTTGTACTCCGAGAATACTAGCACATACCCCGCTCGATACTGGTATGTTAATGTAAAATTCGGCGTTCGTAGGTAAAGAGCTATCATTAACTCTAACCGCATAAGTATCACCACTTAAACCCGTTTTAACTGCTGGCGCTACCGTAACAACGTCAGGTGACAATACAGGGTCAATCCATTGTACTGTGTACGGAGGAGTCCCACCCGTCAACAGTAAACTTATTGAACCTAAATTACTATTTGAACAGTCTCCAGTTACCGATATGTTATAATTAAAAACTGACATTATATACTACAATCTATATTAATATTTATTCCAACATTCAAAACAACAGTTTCTTGAAGATTTTGTGTGATACAATTTAAGTTGGTAATTGTTAGTTCATTACCATTTAAGAAATAAGTATATCCGTAATCATATAACATTGGTAGATAATCAATCAAGGCATTTCTCCATTCAGTATTTGTAGGTACATCATTATATCCGTAACCACTATAGAATGTCTCTTGTATTAATATATCACCACCAATTCGTAAGTCAACAAACCATTCAGTCTGAACCGAATTTTGACTACATTGATTAAGTGTTAACCCACTTGATGATAACATGTTATTAATTCTATTTGCAAGAATACTATCAAAATTAGAAACATTTATATCACCATTTAACCAAGGATATATATTGAAATCGACATACTCGGTGCTACAAGTGTAATCAAATATGTTTGAGATAATAAAACAAGGGTCAACAGGTACTGGTACAAATTGACATCCCCTTTGTCGTCTATAAACAAATTTTTGTTTGTGAAGAACAGAGTTTTCTAATCTAACACCACCATTCCAAATGGTAGTTGCAGGAACCATTTGCTCAATCAATTTAGTCCAATAAGGACCGATACCATTAACATAGTCAATAAGTTTTTGGTACGTATATTTGTTATTTGGTAAACCAACAGTTTGTTCTGATTCAATATATTTCCACCATATAGATTGTAATGTAGGATATCCACCAGTCTTACCGTCAGAAATGTATTGTCTGTTTCTCGTATTAATCATATTCTGCCAAAAAGTTTGGGAGAATTCAAAGAATGTTTTCTTTTTAGGTTTTGGGTCAACATAAGTCCAATCCACACCACCTGGTACAGGATATCCAACAGTTAGACCTGATTCAGGTATTGGGTAATCATATTTTCTTGACTCATCCCAAACATCATAAACCAAACCTTGGCCAGGATTAAGGAATATGTCTACGTTTTTAACGTTAAGAACTAATTTTTCATTATCGACAAAATAATATGCGTTATAATCTCCTTGAGTCGAAATTCTAACTCTGTCGTCATCAGACAACCATGACTTATTATTATCGACTACTTTTTGTAATTTAAATCCTTCAGTCATGTAAGGGAAATCTCTAAACCTGTTCAAATAAGTTTGACCATATGTAAACGGTTGTAATTGAGTTTGAATATTAAAGTTTTGTCCTGTATATACATTACCTGTAATTGTAACTGCATCAGGACTTCTATGTTCTGGTGTTGTTTCGTACCATCCCGCACCTATTTGAAAAAAGTATGTTTCAGTATTAACAGGAGCCTTTGGATATCCAAATATATCAATAGGGTAATCATCTAATGTAATATTCACATCCTGATAAGTTGAGTTGGTAGTAAATGCGGAATAGATATTACCTTGAATACTATATGTTTGGCCTGGTGCGTAAGTTGGAGTTTGTTGAACGTAAGTTCCACCTGATATCTGAGCCCATTGTGTGTAGAATTGGTCTAAATTAATTCTTTGGTCCGCTAAATAAATGTGTTCATTATATTCAATTAATGAATCAGGTGCGCCAATTAATCTTAATAAAAATTCAACAGACCTTCTCGTACCTTTTGATTTAAATAGGTAAGACGCATTTAAAATTAAATTTCTATAATAAGCATAATTTAATTCTGTTGGCGTAAGAGCTCTTGCGTAACCAGGATATGTTGGTGTTGCGGTATTACCAAAAACAGATGATAAGAAATCTTCATTTGTTATTGGTGAAAAATTTGAAGACCATCCTAATGTTTGTGATAAATTCACCAATAATTGTGACGGTATATCATTTGAAGGGTTGTAGTTTACTGAATTCATGTAAGCCAAACCTTCAATGAAAGTTTTAATTTGGTCAAAACTTCTTCCATAGATTTGAAATATTTTTTCAACCTTTCTACCTAATGTGTCAAATTCTTTTAATGAATCAGAAACTAAAAACCTAGATATTAAGTTTGTCTTAAATGAGTCAAGATTAACAGCAATGGCTTGGATTTGTTCCAAATAAGAGTCAAATAAGAATGAACTAATATCTAAATTCCACACACCATCTTTCGGCCATGTAACTTGTTGATAATCTGTAAAGGTCTGTCCATATTCATTTTGTTGTGGCACTTGGAATACCGCGGTATATTCAGGCCTAACCAATCTATTAACTAAAAATTTCTCAACCTCATCAAAGTCTTCTTGAAATGTCTTATCAACAATATAATCATTTGGTCTTATTTGAAATTCTTCTTGGGTCGTGGTTGCAGTCAACCCAAAAGGTGAACCTGAAACATAGAATACAATTTCACCTGAGGATAATGTCTGTGATGGTGTAAATGATATAACTTTATAAATGTTATCATTAATACTAACACAGTAATCTAAATAGGTATTACTAAGATTTCTATATTTTGAAGTTAGAATTTCACTTGCAGCCAAATTAGTTGCGGCACTGACAGAGTAATCAATATCAAATGGATTTTTAATTCTATCAACATTAACTTTAAAGTACGTCTCGTCAGCTTGAACATCATACACAATATCAAAAGCCGTGTTACCCGTAACGTAATCGTTGTTACTAAATTGAATGTCTAATGACGCTGGAAAATAATTAATGATTTTAGTAATTGAAACTCTGAATCTTTCAGACAATGAACCGTACATTGAAAAGTTAAGAACTTGTGTGATGTCAAAGTTTGGATAAACTCTAAATTGAGTTGCCAATATTCTTCGACTCTGTTCAAGACTGTCGATGTTCATTGCATCTAACGTCATTGGTTCTGAGAACGCTCCGACATTAAAAGTTCTATTAACTTTTTCTGTTACTCCCGTTGTAAACTCAAAATTACCTTGCGTAAGTCCTCCACCCTCAACAGTTTGTAATCCTACAATGTTGTCGGAAAAAGTACCCGCACCGTTTCCAGGTCTTGGTGGGTAAAAGAACTTAGTATTTTTTGTGTTTACCGCCATTAAGTTGTTATGTTTGTAAAGTTTTTACTGAAATCAATATTATTACCTCTACTCTGTCTAACCTCATAAAGTAATGCGTTAAATTGGTCTCTAATTTCATATAAGTTGTATTGTCTGTATATGTTATTTTGAGGGTCATAGATTGTGTAGATACCATCATCGATTGATTTGGTTTGATTACCGTAAAGAGCAATTGCAAGAGATGATACATCGTACTCAACCATTTCTATTTCCAAAGTAATTGGATTAAAGAATGTGTTTGATATAATAATGTTTTGATTTGGTTGTCCAATAAACGGAGTTGAATTTGGATTGTTTGTTGGCGATGAAGATGGTGATAGTGTTAAGAAAATCAAATTAGAATTTCCTTCAACATATCTATATCTAATACTTTTTTGTGTTGTATTTGTTTCATTCGTAACTACAGGTTCGCAAAAGAACGATGAGGTTACAACTCTAAAGAAATTTGGAATCTTTGAACCATCAGGATTTAAGTATTCAATTCTAAAACCAACTAAACCTTGAGGTACAAATTTGTTTTGATATTGTGTAGGTACATTTGTAATGTCAATTACAATTCCTTTTACGTTTGGTAATGCATTTAAGACACCACAGTCAGTAATTAGTGTTCTAATTTGTGCAGGTCTTAAATAAAGTGTGTAAATGCCAAGAGCATTGAACTGTTCTGCAGGTAATGTTAAATTATATAATCCACCCAATACCTCAACACCAGCATTTCCACCTGTTTGAGTATTGTTGAAATAAGGCTTAAGAATTGTTTGTGCATCAAGTTGTGTAAGGATAAAATTATCCGTAACATCCCTTGATGGAGTATAATTCATAATAATCTGAACGTCTTCTGGTGAGACATCACTTGGTCGTATTGTGCCGTATGAACCTATTGCCATATCTTTTTATCTTATAAATAGTTTAGTTCTTTTTTTCAACGTTAAAAAATCCATATCCGTAGTTAATCATGTCACCTAAATTGTCAACTTCTCCCATTCTTTGGATTCTTTCATATGCAGAGTTCTTACCTCTTTCAACAAAAACATCTGTTTGGATTTGTGGTTGGTCAACTACTTTGATTAAACTTTCTTCTTTTGTTATTGGTCTTGATGTCAAATTATTTTCAGTAAATCCCGATGATTGTTCAAAGAAGATTGTTGTTCCGTCTATGTAATCATAGTAATCAACAGAATTAACTGTATAGGCAGTGAAGGTTGTTGCAGTATTGGTTATTGCACCCCATATCTGACCATTCTTAATAACAGGAACCCCAACTTGAAATTTGTTTGGTCCATACATTGATAATTCATTCAACTTAGATTTAGTTAGTCCTGAAACCGTGTATGGAACCGTTGTAAAATTATTTGATGTTTGAGCAGATACCACGTTAACCGCATCACCTGAAAATATGTAGTCATAACTAATTGGCGTTTCGAACCAATTACCCCCCGCAGGAATAAAAAACGCCTCACCATTTGGATTATTTATTACAACATCCGAATAAGGGGTTGTTATCGTTTTTTGAACCTTTGTAACCCCCCAAGGATTTGTTTGTTTTAATGTGATTATATATTTGGCATTTGCAACAGGGTATGTATGTGAAATAGAATTTGGTGTGTAAGTAGTTATTATTTGGTCAGGCGTACCATCACCCCAATTTAAAATATAATTTGATAATTCTAAAAACTTTTGGAAATCACTTGATGTGTTATATATGTTATAGACATACGGATTGGTAGTCGTGGAAGAAAATATAAAATTAGCCACAACGTCTTTCTGTAATACCGCACCATCAAAAGGACTATAGTATCCAAAATCTACTGCAGTCTGTCTAAACAATATTGGAATCGTCACTCCTGTTAATAAAGAACTACCGTCGGTACCCCCACTCAAAACTTGAGTCATTGCCGAATAAACTCCAGTCGTTTCACCCGTATAACCAGGTCCAACGTTTTGACCTTGCATATCAACAGTAAAAATATCACCCTTAATTGTTTCGGGGGAAATTATAATATTATAAAAATCTTCCATTATGGGTTAACATATTCATACCATTTTATGGGTTGTAGAGTTCCCGCTCTTTGACCATCATTCAAATAGATGGTTTGATTTGGATTCATATTGAATACTTGATATTCTTGTTTCTCATAATCAAGATGAACCTTATAATAGAAATACTGTGAATTATCAAAAACATATTTATTACCCGATAAAGATGATTGAGGCATATTCATCATTTTAACAAAAAATCCACGCTCAGCATCATAAAACTTAGCGGTCATATAAAATGTATCAATATCCAAGAAATTTCTTTTCTTTAACCAATAAATAAAGAAACCTTCTTTATCCCCCACATAATCCAAAACAAATGAAGGTTTTTTGATTGTTACATCAGTGGTTTGCATAATAGCATTCATCTTTAAACCTTGTTGGGTAGGTATAATTAATGTAATGTAGTTTTTCTGTCTCTTCTCATCAAAATTATCGTACAAGTCAAGTTTGAAAAAAGAATTTGAAAAATTGTTAGTATAGTAGTAAATTTCTTGTGTTGAGAAACCTTCAGCTCTATAGTCGGTAATCCAATTAGATTCTACATCTAATGAACTTCCTGACCAAAAGTAAAACTCGTATTTAATATCCGTTGGTTCAGATGTTGTACCCGTCAATGGTGAGTGAGCAAATCTGCTAACCTCAAAATCTCGACCAACACCAATTACTTCAGTAATAATTTCGGTCTCAAACGCCTCGATACTTTGGTCTTGACCTAAGTCATCCCAAGTAAATTGTACGGGAATTGTAAGTTGGTTGTCCACAAATCCGTTGTTTCGAATTGTAACTTTATTCACATTCATCTATCAATGGTTTAATTGGGTATGCCACACCAAGTGTGTTATAGTTTATACCTTCAGGAATTAACCTGAAAATTAAATCTTTGAACGGATATTGAGCACTATTCAAAAATGGGTAATCAACACCTCTTTCAAGATTATCTTTAAATCCATAACTATATAAATCTCTCCATCTGAATTGTTGGTCGGATGCCGAGTAATAAGAATATGAAGGGATGTTTTCAACCTGTCCAACATTAGCGGTCTCTACGTAGTCAGAAAAAACTCTAATCGTCATTGAAGTGTGGGGTTTATAATAGAAACCTGGACTATTTGTGTCGTATAAACTTGTAGTTTGAAAGACATTCTGATTGTACTTTATCTTTTGATAGTATGGTGAAATAACTCTTTCCAATTGGTCATAGTCATTCCATTCACAAAAATCACCGTCAATAACGTCATCTTTTTTAAGGTCTTGATTGTAGTAGAAAGTTTTAGTAGCACCATTAGTTAAAGTATAGTTAGATGTTGGAATGTTAGTATCTGATTGATTATTTAATAAATCCCACCATGGACTAACAGGAGATGTTAAATTAAACTCCCACCCTTGTTTTAACCCAATACCACTATTTGGTTGATTAAAGTAACCTGTATATCCCTTATTAATTATAGTTAAAAACAATTCACTAACAGGTCTTTTCTGATTGTCCAACACGTTTAATAAATTCAAATCTTTAGCAACCGTAACATTATATGAATTACTACTTGTCTTTTGTGAAATCCTTGAAACTTGGTTTGGGGTAATTGAACTGTATTCAAACTTTTTTTCTTCACCGAAAACATTTTTTTCAAATCCGTTTTTAGTCATTATAGTCTCATCAACATCAGTTAATATCTTATGTTGTCTTATATAATATTTTGATTTTGTTTCAGTTAGATTTTCAGGATTGATTACTCTTTTGAAGGTACCTGTAACACTATTAGCAAATGTAGTTCCTGTGTATCCAAAATTATAAATGTTAAAAATATATTCACCACTATCAAACTCACCCGTCCCTAAAGAATACACTTGAAATAAATTCACTTGATTATAAAAGAATGATAATTCAACATATTCACCAACTGTTAATCCATGTGGTGCGATACATTGAAAACTAATCACGTTAGCCCCATTTTGAGTTCGATTAAGTATTGAAAATGGTATCCCGTCAGATGCAACCCAATTAAATGAACTATTATTTAAATCATATGATAGTGGTTTACTATAATCATTACTATAAACATAACTTATATAGTAAGTCCAATTGTAGGTGTAGGCACTTTTAGATTTATAGTCTATGTGTTGGTCAGTAATGTTTGGTCTATAAAAATCAAATTCGTAATACTGAGGAAATCCTTTCCAAATACCATTTACAGTAGATTGTATTGGGTCAACATAATATAAAGTATCCCTAAATGGTACGTATTGAGTAGTACCAGTATATGTATTGGCATATAAGTAAGTCACTTTAAATGTCGGTCTAAATACAGTACACGCTTGTCTCTCATCGTTATATACTTGAGCCAAGTTAATACTTTGACTTCGGTCATACTCAACAATAAGTTGTGATTGACTTTCTAAAGTAACCGAAATTTCTTGGTCAACAAAAGGTGCTGACTTGTATTTTTGACTACTAGGTATGATGGTATATTTATTCACTTAACGAATATTTTGTTTTGAATTTATCCAATGCACTATTACCTTTTTTAATTCCAAAGTAAAAATGAAATGGTGCACCAACTAAAAATTTACTTGACGGTACACCGCCCATGGTGTAAGAATATCCTCCATTAGAATTTACATTGAATATATATCCTCTTTGGTATATATCATTTGTATTATTAGCACCAATAAAATAAGATGGTGGGTTTTGATTTCTTCTACTCAATGATTGATAATTGTATCCAAAAATACCTGTACTATTCAAATCTGACGATTGGTTGGTTTTCCAATTGTTATCTTGGGAACCAAATATGTTAACTACCCCTTGAAATTGTTGTTTTAATTCCCACTGATAGAATGGCACATATTGTGATTTAATACCATAAGGATAAGTAATTGCGTTTGCCGTTGGGTTTGGTCTAAAATTAATAACTCCTGGTGTAACATAATCCTTATTTTGTAAATCTTCAGTTGTTGAAGAAAAGAATATACCCATTGTTGCAGCAGTTGCTGGTCCTAAAATCACAACTGGGTCACCAGGGTCTCCATTTGAAACATAGTATTCTGGCGAAAAAGGTATAACCCCAAACTCAGAATTTATCGACATACTCTGAACCAAATCTCCATCAACTTTTTTATCAGGTCTACTAAATAACATGTTCAAACTATTATCGAGTCTGATTGGTAATTGTTGTAAAAAAGTTTTGTTAGATATTCTTGATATAACAAAGAGGTTAACTAAATCCGAAGTGTCAGAGTAACTCGTTGGATTTAAGTTATTCATAATATAAGCACTTGACGATGCTTCCAAGTCAATTTCTTTGTAAACCGCGTCTTTAACCCCTAAATTAATAATAGTAGTTGGAAATAGTAGATTTCTTTCGTTTGATGGATTTTGTAAAAAGTCGGTAGGTCTTCCAATGAATCTTCCCGAAGTTGTTCCAGACAAGAAAGGTGATGACCTATAGTAGAAATTATTTGTTTTATCATCAAAATAAACCAATTGTTTAGGGAATTGTGGAGGTAGAGGTTTATTTTGTTTATCATAAAAAGTATCTACCTGTATTGGAAACGTGAATAACGAACCGTTAACCCAATTATTTGTAAATGTTTGTGAAAGAACACCTCTACACAAACCATAAAAAAATCTAAATCTGTAACCCCACTCACTAAAAGCCTTTATGTCATCAGCAATACCAAATAGAGGTTTTTCAATCAAAACGTAACAACCTTGTTTAACTACTGTATTACTGTCACAATTTGTGTCAACTCCAAAATTTGTTCCATCCCCTTGATAACAATCCAAACCAACCATGTTTTGACAATTACCTAAAGTGTTTAAAACGTTTGTCCCCGCAACTTGACCCTCAATGTCAGGAGTAACTTGTGACGCTCCTGTACTATAACCTGGTGTTATATATGTTATATTATCACCATCATAAACATAAGTTGCAAATCCAAGGTTTTGTTGTAATAAACTAACACTACCTCTTAAATTTTCACTATCAATAAAATCTGATGATGGTAATCTGTCAGTTCTCATAATATTTCTTGAGTAACCTGTAATGTTAAGTTGGGTTAGTCCTGTAAGTGATGGGTATAATATAGGGCTAAAATATACAGTACCAAATTGTCCATAACTTTGTAATGTTGGTGGTATGGAACTATTTGCAGGATAAACTTGTAAAGGATTTCCCCATGTAATTGCCCCACCTGATAAATCTTCCGAAGTATCGTAATCATTTACAGAAATTGCACTTTCATAATATACGTTTGTAGTTTTAGTCGATACTCCTTTAACCGTACTATATAATGGTGTTTGATTTACAAAAGAAGATGATGAATACGTTGCACCTGGCACTATAACCGCCCTTGAATTTCCATCTAACGCGCCATAGTACCCAACATTACTTGTCGTATAAGAAGAGAACTGTAGTCCTGGCGTTGTTGAGCCAACAATACCTGGAGTAAAGAAATGTGATTGGAAATATATATTATTCTGTACGTTGTGTTGAGGTGTAAATGTCTGCGACCCTGTAGGAACTTTTTGTATTGGGACGTTTAATCTTGTATTGGCAGTAAATGTCCAATTAGAATCACTTTCGTTGGTACCAAATAAAGTTCCAATAGAATATTTGTTTGGTATTTTAGGAGAATAGGGGTCAACTCCTCTTTGTAAGATTAAAATAACTTGTTCGGTAAAACCATCAAAATAACTTGTAGGTGTTAAATTAACAGTATTTTCTAAAGTTCTACTATTTGGTGGATATGGTATGAATCTTTCTGTATAATTTTCTATTATACTTGTTTGTTGTAATACTCCTTGGAAAAACCCTCCTGTATTTGCTGAGTTTTCAACAAATGGAACAGTTACTCCATTAACAGTTGATGTACTTATTGTTATTGCGGTTAATACTTGATAATATTCAATGTCCGATGGGTACACATATCTTTGACATGTTTCCCCACTGTTTATTAAAGTGTAAGTTGCAGTACCACCTAAAGTACCTAAATTAATACAATCATCGTTTGATATTGTCTGAACACCTAATGTAATAGCATTAAAAGTGTTACTATCACCGACACAATCTCCGTACGTAATCGTACCTAAACTTGTAACATCAACTGTAATATCACTGACACAATTTACGTTTGTATTTGCAGGTATTGTATATAGAGTAGTTAAGCCGTTTAATGGATTTGTTGGGTCAGCATATTCAACATTAATTGTAAATTCATTTGTTTGAAGTCTTCCATTAATACCACTTACAGTACTACCCGCCGTTGTTGTTGCACTCCATAAATAATTACTATCTGTAGTACTGTCAGGATTTACAAAACTTAATAAAGTACCCGCAGAAAAAGATTGTGTCGCAAGAACAGTTAGTGTATTGTCATAATGATGAGTTAAATTATTTTCAGAAGCAAATGTGACTTTAATTTTATTAGTACCTTCAAAATATTTGGTTTTTAAATTAAAAATATTGATTCGTTCACCAATAGGTATTGTTTGTTTCTGTATTGACGAATACAATGGAACGGCACCTTTAGCACATTTAAATGATAATGGATTTGATGGGTCTAAATTATTTGTTGCAATTGCAAGTGGTATAGTATTAACCCAATTTGAATTTGCAAATTGTTGACTAAGTTTTGTAGTATAAAGTTCAGGATTTGAAACTTGAGTTAATAAACCTGAATCAGGTACTAAAACTGATTCTGAGTAGTTTAAATTTTCGGGTTGTGTTGAACCGCAATCACAAGCTTGACAATCGGGCCATGTTATCATCGGTAATTTTATAGTTCCGACTTTTTCAACTTTACGGAAAGGGAGCAATAAAATCGCCCAAGGTGGAAGGTTTCTTAAAACTTTATTTTTTAATACATTATTAACTAAAAATGCAACTAAACTAAATATAATAATAAACGGAACACCTATATATTGAATAACCGTAAATAATATTGAAAATAAAAAATATAAAAAATCAAAGTTCCTAAACCCTTCGTTAACAGGAAATTTATTTATAGTGTTTTCACAATCATTATCGTCAATTTCTTTAATACCAACAAATCTACCTCTACCACCATTTTTGAATTGGTCAATAAGTCCTGAAACCGTGTACACTCTATTGTACTGAAATTCATAAAACGTGTCGTCACAATTAACCGCAGCATCAATATTTGTATAACCTGACCAATCCAAACCAAAATAATAAGAACCCGCCAATCGTTTTTGGATAGTTGAACTTGAAGAATAGTTTGGGTCGTTGTCTACGTTAGTTGTCCATCCGTATTCTCTAACATTTGGGACTAAATAATACGGTCTTCTAACTTGTTCTGTTAATGTTGCAGGTTGAGCCCATTTAATTTTAAATCGGTACTTACTTTTTGTGGGTATACCTATTGTTGGGTCATTAGATACTATTTTTTCACCAAATTCATTGGTGATATAATAATCCAAATTCATAGGTAGCTCGGTCAACCAAACTCCGTCACCGTCAATAATATTACCCGATTGCGCTAAACTATATTGTTCTAAGACTGGATATCCCTGACTATCTTGGTCAATAGTTTGTCTAATTGCTAATATCTGTCCAGGACCTGTTTGTAAATCACATAGGTTACCAAAATTATCTTTTGGTCTAGCGCTTTGTCTAATTCTGAAACTATCTGCGGTCGAATATATTGACCCCATAAACACAGATGTTGGTTGTATATCAATATTTGCCTCATCACGTAAATCAAAATCAACTCGGTTTATTGCAATATCACAAATGGTTGGGTCTCCCCATAATGGAGATACCTCAACAGTCTTCACTAAATTGATTATCTGTGGTAAAGAATTTAAATCATTTGAACTTCTAAATGTATTACCAGCAACTTGAGCATCGGTGGCTAGTCCCATTCTTATTAAATCTTGAGGTGTTAATGAGAACTCACCTATATCAGATAAATCAACATCCATAACTATAGTTTGGTTACCTAATGGAACCCCCATAATCATGTAGTCACCACTTTCGTTGGTCTTTGCGGTTAATTTATAATATCTATCAAAAATCTCAACCGCGGTGGCCCCTGTTAGTACGTCAAGTCTTGACGGTAAAGTACCCGTAGCTGCGTGTGTTGAAAATGATTTTTCATAAGGTAATAAGTTGTACCTGTATCCATCTTCATTTTTATCTTCGGGTGATTTATATGGATAGATACTTGAGATTATTGGGTTGGATTCGTCAATAGGTAAAATTGGTATAAAAATAGATACTCGGGCATTTGGTAATCCAAATCCATTGTTGGCAGTAACCCTACCAACAAGAACACCATAATCCGCACAGTTTCTATTATAAACATCCTCCTGTTGAATTTTTAAAGATAGAATCTCTAGTTGTTCAAACTCTTGGTCTAACTGTACATTAATTGTTTTAGTGATACCTAACTCGGTTCTTATTCTATATGATTGACCCATTAATCTCTTTAGTTAATAAATAGTTTATGTGGTATTTTTAAAGTTTACGCACACAATTAAATAATAACTTAAAGAAAAAATAAATAAACTTGTTAAGAGAAAGTAATTGATTGGAAGTTCTTAACTGACACTCTGATGTCTTTACCAGGATATCTGATTTGATAAACTTGTGATGGTTGTGCAAATATTGTATCATCAACAGGTGCAATCAATTTTACTTCAGGGTCGGCATACTCCATTGAAGTTTCCGCTGAAGAGTATTGTCCTCCAACTTCATTGAACACCTCTAATCCTGCAACAGTTAATACTCCGTTAGTGTTTTGAATAATACTTCTTATCTCTGACAGATATACGTTCTGACCTAACTGTCTTGTTTGTGGGTTAAAGTATGCAGAAACTTTATCAATCACACTTGAAATAACCTGTCCTGAGTTTTGAGCCGAATCCAAAACAATTGAAACATCAACACTCAAGTCAATAACCTCAGCACTGAATATCGATATGTAGTCATTCATCATACGATAATTTGATAGGTAGTTGGCAATATTTTGTCTCAAAGTATTTGAAACAATATTTGTTAATTTACCTGATGTATCGTATGATAAAATTTGAATTAAAATTTTGTTGTCGTTTTCTGTAATTGAAACTTTGGCAGGTGCCCCAAACTGAGCTGGCATGTTTCTAATAATTGATTCATAATCCTGTACTGTAACCGCTCTCTTTTGAGCCGCAAAGTTAAACGATACATAGTTTCTAATTTCTTCTAATGATGGTATACCCGCACCACCAACCGCTGCCGTTACGTTAACGCATCGTAATGAGTTGATTACTGCAGAGTTTGTTGTTTCAGATGGACCATTAACAAAGAATGAAACTGTACCAATTTGATTAATAACATTCGTACCTAAGTTTGTTGCTAATCCACCACCAACTCTATATTGTATAAACAAAGTAGAATTAGGTGTTAATGTAGAACCTAATGAAAAATTGTTTGAATATTTCTGCAATTCTAATGTAGTACCTAAAGTTGTGAACTGATTCAATTGGTCTTGAGCAGTATTTGTACCACCACCAAATGTCATTTTTTTAAACCCTTCAGGTGTGTATTCAGTAATAAACCTATCTTGTGTTTGAATATACCTACCTACTTTAATACCAGGTTGGTCAGATACTTTTGTTGGGTCTTCAATAAAGACTCTATCTTCGGCTAAAGCATCTACCTCATACCACCTATTCTCAACACCTAAAAATTCTGCGGTAGTTGGTATGTTAGTATATTGAGTTCCATTCTTTAATAAAACACTTGTTATACCTAACACATTTTTTTCAGGTAAAAACAACTCAAAGAATGGTTTAACATCATTTGCTCCAATAACTCTCTTGAATACTTTTGTGATACCATTTACAACAATTTCTCTTTTTGTAATTGTGTAGTTAACCAACACGTTATTTGAATTAAAGTTTGGTATTTTAATTCTATTTGGGAAACCTTGAGCATTGTACGGTGACGCAAAATCAATGTCATAAACATTTTCAAATACAACACCAGCTCCAACAACTTGAGAACCTCTTTGTAGTGTTCCCAAATATCTTTCATCTTCTTTATCCCCAAATGCTGGAACTGTAACTGAAAAATCAACTAAAGCAACTGAAGGTCTTTGACCTGGTAATTTTAACCCGTAGGTTCTGGCAATGTTATAAATTGATGACCTTTGTTGAGCATATTGTAATACAGTCTCTTGAACACTTCTATCAATGTTATAGTGTAAGTTATCTGCAATTGCTGCATTTAAATCAATGAAAACAGAAAATACCGAAGCGTCGTTAAAGTCTTGAATTAAATCAGGGTAATACGTTCTAGTATAATTTAAGAGTTCAGTTCTAATTGACTGATAATCTCTTGTTGCGTACGATATTCTATTATTTGCCATTTATATTAAATATTGATAATCACAAAATCACTCTGACCAAATGTAGAACCATTGGTCGAATAATCTAATCTTATTTTTGCGGTATATTCTGACGTACCCTTACCAGGGAATCGGTATACGGATGATTCACTTGTACCTAAAAGATTTTGACCTGTTGCAATGTCAACTTCTTCTTGGGCGTCCGCAGGAGTAATACTTAAACTATTAACCAATAAATTTGGCATGAATGTTTCAATAGCATCTCTTATGTCAGATTCAATGGCATTAAATGTAAGTCCGTCAAATGGTTCAAATAGAAACTCATAAAGTCTTGTTCCAAACTGAGGTAAGAAATATCGAGAACCTTTTCTTGTTAATAATAAATGTATTAAGTCGGCCTTAATCTCCTGAGATTCTAATTCAGTAAGTTCTAAGTAGTCACCTCGTCTAGAATCCCTAAAGGGAAAATTTATACCATAAGTAATTCCATCTGCCATAACTATAAATATAATACTATCTATTTTTCTTTAAATAGATTAAAAATGAAAAATCCCGAATGAATCGGGATTTTCAAATTAGGAACTACATCCAAAACATTCAAAAGGACTATCTTCAGGTTTTTGAGTTAGTTCGTATATCTCAACTTTTGGTTGTACAATTTTGGTTTTAGGTTGTTGTATTTTTGATACATCAACCGCTAAGTGTTTAGCCCCTGTTGAAATTGCTTTAGTTCTAACATAATAACATAATGTCTTTAAACCTTTTTCCCATGAATGGAAGTGTGATGAGGTAATCTTAGACAATGTTGGGTTAGCCATATAGATATTCATTGATTGTGATTGGTCGATAAATGGTGCTCTGTCCGCCGCCATGTTAATCAATTCTCTTTGTGAAATCTCCCAAATTGTTTTGTATTTACTAATCAAGTGTTCAATACGTTTAACTTTCTTTGTATAGTTTTTATCCTCAGTATCAAGGTGATTATTAAAATTAATGTTTTGAACTGAACCTTCATTTAAAATGATTTCATTTTTCAAATCCTCACTCCAAATACCAATCTTTTCAAAGTCATTAATCAAATACTTGTTCACAATCATAATTTCACCACCAACAACTCGTCTGTTAAATAACGCTGAGTGAGCTGGTTCTGTCATTTCAAATGAACCTGTAATCTTAGCTGAAGATGCCACAGGCATCTGAGCCGTGAATAATGAGTTACAAACACCGTAAGTTTTAACTTCTTCTTTTAAAGAATCCCAATTCCAAAGACCACTTAATCCTTCATAATCTAACCCCCACATATCAAATTGGAATACCCCTTTTGACATTGGTGAACCTTTAAAGTGAGCGTATGGTTTGTGTATCATTGTTTTACATAATTCCATACTTTCAGTGATTGCTGCAAAGTAGATAGTTTCAAAAATGTTTTTATTCAATTTCTTAGCATCTTCAGATGTAAAGATGTAATCCATCAAATAGAATACGTCCGCTAAACCTTGAGTACCAATCGCAATTGCTCTTTGGTCCAATCCACCCTTTCTACCTTTTTCAGTTGAGTAACTGTTTATGTCGATAACTTTGTTAAGAGCTCTAACAACTTTTCTCACTTCACTATAAAGTAAGTTATAGTTAAACTCACCTTTCTCAATAAAGTTTTTCAATACCATCGAAGATAGTGTACAGATTGCCGTAGTTTCTTCATCGGTGTATTGGTAAATCTCATTACAAAGATTTGATTGTTTAATCACCCCAATGTTTTGGTGGTTTGTTTTCTTGTTAGCATTATCTTTAGAACATAAGTAAGGAACACCAGTTTCAACTTGTGATTCGATAATCTTAGTCCAAACATCTTGAGCCTTAACTTTTTTACCAAGACCTAACTCAACCGCTTGGTTGTAGTTTGCTTCGTATTCGTCACCATAACATTCTTGAAGTGGTTTTATACCCGCCTTAATAATGTCGTTAGGACAAAACAAATACCAATCAGAACTTTCCTTTACCGCTCTCATGAAGTTGTCAGGAATCCAAAGAGCTGTGAATAAATCTCTTGCTCTTAATTCTTCCGCACCTGTGTTCTTTTTAATATCTAACAAGTCCATAACATCTTTGTGCCATGGTTCGATGTAGATAGCAGCACTACCAGGTCGTCTTCCTTGTTGGTTAAAGAATCTTAACGACTCGTTAACTATTTTCAAATACTTCAACAATCCACCCGCAAATCCACCTGATGAATTGATACGACTTTCTTTACTTCTGATGTTAGACATTGATAAACCAATACCTGCAGCGTCTGAAGAATAAGTTGAAATATCATTCAGTGTTTGTAATAAACCATTACGTGAATCTGAGTTATTATAATGTAAAACACAAGACGCTAATTGAGGGACTTTGGTTCCTGAATTAATAATTATTGGTGTCGCTGGTGAAATAAGTTGATTTGATAATGAATGGTAATATTCAACCGCTTCTTCAAATGAGTTTGTTACCCATAGAGCAACTCTCATGTACATGTGTTGTGGTCTTTCTATTACTTTACCTTGTGGTGTTTTTAGTAAATACATTTCTTGTAATGAACGCCAAGCAAAGTAATCAAAGTTATAATCATTCTCATGATTAATAACCTCATCAATTTTGTCATGACCATAAGAGTCCATGATTTCAATTAACTTGTCATTGATTACACCAGTTGAATGTAACTCCATAATAGTCTCACAAAAACTATCATTAGTTTCTTTGTGGTACGCAGAAATTGCAACTGACGATGCTAATCTTGAATAGTCGTGGTGACTACCAGTATAAGCCGCAGCAATTTCGTAAACTAACTTATCCAACTCTTTGGTTGTGATAAGTCCTTCAGTTGGGACTGATGTAATGACTTTGATGAAGATTTCATCAGAGTTTACGTTCAATCCTTTTGCCGCACGTTTAACTCGATTATAGATTTTTTGAGGATTAAATGATACGTCCTCACCGTTTCTTTTTTTAATTTTTAATGACATCATATTGTTTTAATGTTAGAAATCTTCCTCAAAGGAGATTGTTTCATTTAATTTTGCTTTTTGATATTCAACCGTTCTTGACTCAAAGAAATTTCCTTTTGTCTCAACAGCAATTTGTTCCATAAATTTAAATGGTTGTTCAACATTGAATTCTTTTTTACAACCCAACTTAACTAACAAACCATCAACAACGAACTCAAGATATTGTTTCATTAAGTTTGAGTTCATACCAATTAAAGATACTGGTAATGATTCAGTGATAAATTCTTTTTCAATTTCTAATGCCGATAATAAAATTTCTCTAATTCTTTTTTCACTTGGTCTGTTTTCAACGTGGTTGTTTAACAAGTGGATTGCAAAATCACAATGTAAGTTTTCATCTTTAAAGATTAAAGAATTGGCATTACACAAACCTTGCATGATACCTCTTGATTTCAACCAAAAGATTGAACAGAATGAACCTGAGAAGAAGATACCTTCAACCGCCGCAAACGCAACCAATCTTTCTTGGAACGATGCTTTCTCAATCCAATCCAAAGCCCATTTAGCTTTCTTTTGAACTGCTGGTAGATTGTCCAATGCGGTGAAACATAAATTCTTTTCTTCCTCATTTGAGATATAAGTGTCAATAAGAAGTGAATACATCAAGCTATGGATGTTCTCCATCATAAGCTGGAACCCGTAGAAAAATTTTGCTTCAGGGTATTGTACCTCACGATAAAAGTTTTCAGCCAAGTTTTCATTAACGATACCATCAGAAGCCGCGAAGAACGATAAAATGTTTTTAACAAAATATTGTTCGTTCTCAGATAGATTATTCCAATCTCTGATGTCATTAGTTAAATCTACTTCTTCAGCCGTCCACAATGCCGCTTGGTGCATTTTGTAGTATTCCCAAATATCATTGTGCTGGATTGGGAAGATAACAAACCTATTAGGGTTCTCTATTAATATTTTTTCCATAATTGTTTTTTGTGTTTTTTTTTACGATTGTTTTTGTTCTTCTCTTTGTTTTCTCTTTTCCAAAAGTTCCTTAACTCTGTCTCTTTTTCTTTCCTCTTGTTGTTCTTCAAAACCTAAGAATGTTACCGACGATTCAGTATCAATTTCAAGTAGTTCGTTGTTGAACTTACAGTTCTCAAACACTACCCCATCTTTACCAATACGTGATTTGGTAATCGCAATAGTTGCTAAGTTCATTTCTTTTTGTTGTAAAGTTTTCGCCACGGAAATGATAACGTGTCCAACTTGTGCTTTCTTAATAGAACCACCCATCTGGTCGGTGGTAACAACCTCAGAAGATATAGAGCTTCTGTTACCCTGTGTTGCTGTCCATCCTACTAATGATAGTTCGTGACACATTGCCTCGAAACCTCTCATTACGGAACCTTCAGCCTTCCATTCATCTTTACTTGTACTCTCAGGAACCACACAATCGATATAGTCCAAAAGAACCAAGTCAATCTTAGTACCATCAGCAATCATCTTTCTGATTTGGTTTTTGATTTGGTTCATTGACATCGAATCCGATGGAAGTTTTTTCAAGATTAACTCGTTCTTCATCGTTTCTTTGATGTCAGTGATTTTAGCCATTACTTCCTCTTTGTGTTTTACCAAGTTGTCTGGTTCGATACCCGTCCAAAGTGTGAAGTGTTTACGTTGTACAATCTTTGGGTTGTCCTCAAAAAAGATTTGAAGTACATTGTATCCAAGATTAAACGCATTGTTCGCAATCTTTGTTAAGATAGTTGTTTTACCAACACCTGTAGGTGCTAAGATAACACCAATTTCTCCTTTTGCCAAACCACCTTTAAGTAGTCTGTCAATACCTGGTATTCCAATCGCAATTGGGTGACGGAAGTCCTCATCAAGTACGGTGTCAAGGTTAGAGAAGATATCAGTTGTTCCTGTATCTCTTTCCCCAACCTGAAGAGCTTCACGTACCAAACCTTCAACTTTGTCATAAGATTCAAAGTCACCTTCGGTAATGATTTTTTGGGCTTTGTCCATCGCCTTCTGTAATTCTTGTTGTTTACAGAACTTCAACGCTTTTTCTTGAACGAACATTGTTCCTTCAAATGGTGCATCTTTTACTTGTTTGATAGTGTCAAGGACAATTTTTGCAACTAATTCTTGTGAAATTTCTGATTTTACAATCTGCTCAAGAGTATCGAAGTTAGGGGTAGATTGGTATTTTGCGTGGTACTCCTTGGTCATTTGCAAGATAATCTTGAAGTATTTGTTATCAAAATAAGAACTCTCAATTACATCCATAATTGATGTAGAAAATTCTTTATCCACGATAAGTTGGTTTAAAAGTTGTATTTGGAATGTATTCCCTAAGTAATCAAAATTCTTGTTCATATTGTATTTTTTCGTCCGTCTGTTTTATTAAATATAGCTTACTTTAAGTCAAATCCCAAATAATCAAAAGATAATTTTTGAGCTGAAAAAATGTCAGTTAATTCTTTTAAAACGTCTTTCAAAAATGGTCGTACATCAACCGTATAACGAACTTTTGGTGGGAACAATTTTCCGTCAAAATTTCTATGACAAATTGTCTGCTCCCCAATTTTAACGTAAAGGTTAAATTCTTCTTTACCATCAGTAAACGATGTGTCCATAATTGCAGGGTCTGTAACAATCGCATCTTTGTTGTCCATCATGTACACAACTGTTTTCATTTTTAAGTTGTACTCAAGGGAATCTTTAAGTCGTTTAATAAACTCGTATAACTCCAAAGAATTTTTTGCTTTTGGGTTGTACCCACGAACATTAAAAAATCTCTGAACAACGATGTTGTCATTCAACGTAAGTAAGAATTCCATTTTGGTGCTGTCTTGCTCTTTCATAATTTAATTTTTGTTTGTATTTCTTTTTTCTTTTCTTGTTAATTTCATAAAGGGTTTGAGGAAGTTAACCCAAGCTTCATCGTTCTTGGGTAGATACTTAAAGAGACCATCTTCCATCATCATTCTCATTAAGTTCTTATATCCCCTATCTGTAGGGTCTATAGTGTCGGTTAAAATCTGTTCAACTAATTCTTTTCCATCGGCAGTAATTAAAGGGTTTGTAAGGTCGACTATCTTTTTGTTGGTTGTATAAAACTCTTCTCCAAATATAGTTGATTTAGTTTTACCAGTCAAAAGATTTGTCAATGTTTTGGAAGGTTTCTCTTGCGGGAGATTTCGTGCATAATCCAAGATTTCTTCGATAGTGCATGGTTTCTCCTGCAATTGTGGGAATAACTTAACTAAAGTTTTTTCTCCAAGTCCTTGAATACCATCAATGTTATCGGACTTGTCTCCTGTGAATACTTTAGTCACCAATACATTATAGTGAGGGATGTCCACCTTGTTGATGGAAATCATATCTCCGTTTTTAAAGTATTGTTTTGTGATTGGGGAGTAGATGGTTACATTCTCGGAGATAAGTTGTGTAAGGTCTTTATCCGCAGAAAAAATGATAATCTGTTCGTCTTTGGATATCTTACAATAATGAGCAATGAGGTCATCCGCCTCATTATCTTCAACCTCAATTTGTCTTACGAAAATTTCTTCGAGATATTGTTTGACACGAGCTCTTTGATACAAATACGATTCGTACTTGTATTCATTCATACTCTCTCGTCTGTTCTCTTTGTATTGGGGATAAATTGATTTTCTTATAGATGAATTTGATTCACCATCCCAAAATACAACAACCTTATCATGGTTGTGTTCTTCAAGGAATTTACGGAGTATATTCACAAAGTGAAATACTCCACCCACGTGGTCTCCGTTGTTAAAAACATCTTTGGCTCCGTGGAATCCTATTTTAAATAAGTTATTACCGTCTACTAATAGTGTCTTAATCACATTTGTGATTTAAATGGTGAAACAATATATTAATCCTCTTTTTCTTCTTTCAATGTGAAATCACCGTCAGTTCCAATAATTTCTTTCCAATAGTCAGCGTGTTCTTTTTTGTATGACTCAATGGACGCTTTTTCTTCTGACGCTTCTTTACCTGCCAAGAATCCGTGTGGTGTCACAATAATCTTACCGTCTTCATAACCTAAACCATTGATGTGGTTTTTCATTACGGAAACTTTAGTTCTAATTGCAAACTTAACACTTCTCTTATCTTTGGTTGCAGTAATCTTATTTGTTCCTGCACCTTTTTGATTACCAAATAAGAATACTAATGATGAGTTTAACCAAATAGCTTCACCACCTTTAGCTTTAATTTTTGGTTGACCAAATGGATTGTCAGGTAATTCAACCCAAGGTTGGTTAACGATAACCAATGTGTTTTCGTATTTTGAATCAGATTTACGTGAACCTGAAATACGTTGATTGATACCCATACCGATTTTATCCGCTAATACAGATGCGTTGTGTTGTTTACCACCTTTACCATCAAATGTCATCTTACAAGGAACTGAACCAACTGAATCCCACAAGAATAATAAACTGTAATCCAATTCACCTTTTTCTTGTGCGTCTAATAAACTATTAATGTAGTCAGTAATTTGTTCAATGTAATCAAAGTCATTGTTGAAGATGTAAAAACCATCCCAATCAATCTCACCTGTTTCTTCATCGACAACTTCCTCACATTCAAAACCCATAAGTTTTGCGTGTTCAAAAGACCATTTCTGCTCTGTAATAATGAATACAGGTAGAATACCTTTCTTTTGGGCATCAACTGCAGATTTAACTAAAGCAGTTGTTTTACCTGTATCAGAGTGACCCAAGAACATATTTAAGTGCCCAATCGCAGGACCAGGTAGTCCAACCGCATCCAAGAAGTCAGGACCTAAATCAAAAAATCTCTGTGGTTTGTATTTAGCCGAAGTAGAGAATTTTTTCTTTACCGCACTAAAATCGTTCTTTTTAATCGCCATAATTCGTTGAATAAAATTGTTTTAGGGTTACAAGTTTATCTGAAGCGTTTGCAAGTTTTTCGACAAAATTATCCATTTCTTCCAAGTGTTGAGGGTGTTCCCCAATTCCTACCGCATTCTCCATATAAACCATTAATGTTGCCTCAGCTTCAGCAACTTCACTCTCGTATTTCAATACAAGAGATTCAAACATTTTTTTTCCTATTCTATTTTCCATGTGTTATTTTTTATAAAAGAAAAGAGCTTGGACACTACGTCTAAGTAAATGTCCAAGCTCAGTTAAATTAGAATGGTAATTCAGAGTCAGCTTCGTCGTTAGCCTGTGGGTCAACGATTGGTGTAGACTTACCACCACCGATAGATGTTGTAGATTCAGTATCGTTTGAATATACATAACCACCTTTTTCACTATCCCATTTTGGAGTTTCTCCACGAGCAATCGCCTCAAGATAATCAACAGGTTTTTTAGAATATACGTCCATCCAAGTCATCTCGTCATTAATCCAAGCATCTCCTTGAGCTTTGTCTTCATGAACAGGAGCTGGGTCATCGTACATGATTGTAGAAATACTTGTGTACTCTTTACCTGCAGGTGTTTTAGATTTTGTCAATTCGATAACAAGGTCACGTCCTTTTTCAGGGTCGGTGATATCTCCTTTGTTTCTCCAAATTGGAATGATTTTATCCAAGATACCATCATTCTTATAGTTGTGTTTAAATCTCCAAAATTTAACACCATCTTCTTCGTGGTCACGGTCGATAACCTTAACGATGTAGAATTTACGAGATTTGTATTGTTTTGCCAATTCTTTGTCTGACTCTTTACCCGTAGACATCAACTCTTCGTAAACCTCATTCAAAGGTGAACGCTCGTTGTCATTTTTTCCTGGGTCATAAAATTTGTTCCACTGACCACCAACTTGAATTTCGTGATACCATGCTTCTTTGAATGGTGAAGAACCATCTGCTGTTGGGAGGATACGTACTCTACGTTGTCCTGATTTCTCCTTGTCAGAAAGGATACAAGCGAAATACTTTTTCATTCTTTCGTCTTGTGACATTTTACTTTGGGCCCCGCCCCCTTGTTGTGCTTTTTCGTACTGTGCCAATACGGCGTCTAATGAACTCATCATGTTTTTATATATTTAAGTTTAATTTGTTTTACAATTATAGTCTAGTTTTACCACTTTGTCAAATAAAAAAAGGTCACCTTTTGGGTGACCTTACATTATTTGTTGTGTTTGTTATTTGTATTTGAATTCGTCTTCAAATCCGTTACCTTGGAAAGAATTCTTAATATCGTTAACATTGATGTCGGTCACGTCATCAGGTGTTAAAACATAATCATTTTTTCCCGTCTTTTCCATCTCTTCCGACTTATCATCAAAAAATTGTGATAATTTTTGACTGTAAGGATATGAGTCATAAGTTCTTAACTCCAATTTTTCTTGTGGAGTTTTTTCACGATACTTCTCGATTTTGTTTTCAAGAGCATTTAACTTATTCATAATCGCATCCATCTCACCTAATCTTGATTCCAATTTACCTAATTGTCCAAATAAGTTTTCAAAGTAATCGTCTTGTTTTGATTGAATGTCTTTTTGAGTGGTAACCAATTCAGTAATGTCAAGTTCTTCACTATCACCACCTTCTTCGGTACCTTTTTCCATTGATTCACCTTCATCATCGATTTTCTCAACATCAGGGTCATTTTCAACATCGATAGGTGTTGCAGGTGCCTCTCCCGCTGGTGGTGCTCCCGCAGCATCAGGTGCTGGTGGTGGAACCGCCGCTGCGTCTGCAGGTGGTGGAGGAGGTGCCGCTCCTGCATCAGGTGCAAGTGCAGCTAAATCATCAGGAGCTGACTCTGTTGCCTGTTCCAAAATATACTTGTTGATACTTCTGTATCTTTCAATTTCACTTAATATTTTTTTGTCTATACCCATTGTATTAACCGTTTAACAATTGCTTTATACCTTTAGATGTTTCAACTCTTACTTTTCTATTGGCAGTTGTTTGGTGACCAGCTCTTTCAATAAGACCGTCTCTTTCTCTAACAGTATAACAATCTCCCGTATCTAAATCACAAACTTGTTTAGTACCGTCACCGTTATCTTCTTGAGAAAATCTTGTAGATTTACCAAGGTAGTTGTCTAATGCTGTTTTAATATCCATAATTATGTTTCTATATAAATATATCGTTATTTGTTAAATTATTGAGGGAATGCAAATGGGAAGAATTGTGTTGCACTACTATTTTCATTTGGTTGTTGTATTTTTCTAGCACTTATTTTTAACTTACAAAGTACTCTACTAGTACCTTGTGGAATATCAATACCTTCATTTTCAAAATAAAATAACACATCTTCAGCATTTATCACATATGTTGTTGGATTATTAAAGAAATCATCCATGTAACTAGAAGGTATTGTTCCTTCACCTAAAACAACTTGAACAACTTGATTGTTAGATGTTGCACTCATTCTTACAAATTGATACGTCAATGATGGCAGAGGAGCACTTAAGTATAACCATTCAGCATTTCCTAAAAATCCGCCAGGTATTAATTCAGGATTGATTTTCACTGTTAGTTCATAATCATTAGCATCAAATTCCGATACCATAACCACAGGTCCTGTTTGTTGTGGGTTGGTATTACTATTTGGTGGTACTGCAGGTACAACTGTTGGTGGAGCAGGAGTAGGTTGTTGAGGATTGTATGTAAATGTATTTGTGGTGGTGCCACTACCATGAATACCATAAACACTAATGGTGTTGTTTTGAGGTACGGTCGTATTACTAAACGGTACAACTACCACAACACTTGCAGAATTATTTATTGTAATACCAGTAGTCACGCTAACATTGTTTATTGTGACAGATGTAATACTACCCAAGTCAGTTCCTGTTAAATTTAATATGGTTCCCGTAACACCTGTTAATGGTGAGAACGATGTAACATTAGGTGGTAAACATGATGGTGGTGGTGGATTTGACGTGTTTAAATTATTAGTTGCACCTTTACCACCACTAGCAATTTGTTGAGCCTGAGCATCACCCGCAGTTTTAATTGTTTTTGCTGACGCAACATTTAATTGTACGTCACCAGCAGACTTAATACCTTTTTTAACTGTATCAATTGTAGTTTTAAATTCATTTTGATTTTCATCAAAATATGATGGTGGTATGTTAGGATTCGCACTTGTAGCTGGTAACCAATAACAAACATAATATTTTGGTAAACCTAATGGTGCCTCCCCATTTTCACCGTAGAATATTCTATTAATATTCGGTGTTAATCTTGCAACCATAAAACTTAAAAACTTATCAAGGTTTTCAAAGTTAGCAATTGGCGTTGATGATGGTGAACCCGTAGAATTTGGTACGTCAACACAAGACGCTTGTTTCTGTATAAAATATTGTGTACTTGGTCCCCAATAAAGTGATAAATCTACGTTGGCAAAGTTGTTATTATAACCATAGAAACTATCTTTATTGAACGTCTTAATATAACACATTAAATAAATTAATACTTGTAAATCAGGGTTGTCAGTTTTATTTCTAATTTCGTCCGCTAACTGCAATGGAGATAAAGTAATTGTTGCCGATTCTTTAAAATCACCCCACGTCGAATAGTTTGTATTAAGTTTTTCTGTACATGAGTTAACTGAGGCCGCAACATTATTACCTTGTTGTTGTAACAATGCCGTCTTATTAATATTTGTAGTAGGTTTGTTTGGCTTATTATCTTTTTTGGCCAATATAGCACTTTCAATTTGAGTTAATAAGTTTTGATTAATACTTTGAAGTAAGTTATCAATTGACGGTAAGTCGTAAATACCTTGTCTAACCCCCGTAAAACTTGTTTGGAATTCACCAGCATTTATTGTATGACTTACATCAGTAATTAGATAAGGTCCATTGAACATCGGAACGTGTCTTAAATTAAAATACATTGTTGGTTGTATCAACGCATTTCCAAATGATACAATATTACACTGATAACTTCTTTGTTTGTAAAGATTATATAATCCCACATTTTGAGTTGCACTGTTTTTTCCATTGGCCTGATTAACCATATTCAATTGTGTTTGAATTGTTTCAGACGTTGCCTTGCCACTATCCATTGAAACGTTAAATGAGTAGAAAATATTTTGATTTCTAGTTCCAATATCAACATTAAATCCTACACATCTATTGGAAACTGCCCAATCTTTTTTACCTTGTTGATTTTCAATTAAAGGATTTTCCGAAGCTCTTCTTAACTCAAATGAGTCATTTCTATACCTTGAATTACCTTTTGGTAAATCTAAGTGCGCCGATGGTAATCCCGCATAAAAACAAACCATTTTTGGACCTGATTTTCTATAGTCAACATCAAGGAATGTTCCCCACATATTATCGGCAAATTCTAATGAGCCCTCAGTGTTTTGTGAAATTGTTGTACCATCCACATCTTGTACATTGTAGAAGTTAACATACGCAGGTAATGGCATCACATTAAATTTGTTTTTAATCAATATACCACTTAAGAATGTAAAAACACTCATTTCCATATTCATGGACGTTTCTTCAAAAGTTTTTGTACCCAACAAAGTATCTTTTAATGATATGATGTCAACGATTATTGTGTCACCAATATTTCTTGATGCTCTGTCTAAAAATAAGAAATCTTCAAATAATGTCTTACTTGTAAAATCACCACCCGAAATCCATTTGTCATTTAAGGCCTTAAAAACTTCATAGTTTTCAACTTTACTTTGTTGTCCATCAATTACACTTTGAATTGATTTTTCAGGAAGTTCTTGTTGGTTTGGTAACTTAGCCCTAACTCGATTTAATACTTGGTTCAAGAATAAATCTTGTAATGCAGATGTACCATCTAAGTAAGTTTGTAATCTTGATTTAAATTCATTACTATTCAGTGTTGGTGTCAATAACTTTTGAGTCGCATATTGTTTTATCAGTTGGGAACACAATGTAATGTTAGCAACCGAAAACTCAATATTATTGTCTATAAAGAAATCGGTAATATATGAACCTTGGTCCGTGTAAACCAAATTTTGAATCGTCGAAAATCCAATTTCAGTTTCTAATGCCAACCATTGTGATTGAAATAATGCTTTGGATTGTGCCAACGTAATAGTACCTCCTGCCGATGGTAAAGAATTTGTAACATAAGTCCCAAAATTTATAGGGTCAACAATATCATTTGCCCCTCCATTTGAAGCCAAGAAAGAATCCACAACTCTTCGTTTGTAGTTTGAAGGATTACCGTATTTCAAAATAACATCATACTCCAAGAAAGACTTTATTGTTGTTGAAAATGATGATAGTTGTGTGTTAGGTATTGTATTAAAATACTCAGTAGTTGTTTGACCCGCATTACTTTCAATGGTCATAAGACTTCTGAACAAATATTGGAAATTTTTATAAACCGCATTATTATCTACAGGAGACTGACCAATTGGAACCGCAACTTGCGGTCCTAACTCAATATCCGCAACGGGTCTACTAAAGTTTAAAAACTCTTGTTCAAACTTATCTAAAATACTTTTATCAAAAACTGAAAATATTTCTTCGATATTTGAATATTCATCTGTAATTAAAAATTTAAATGGTGCTTGTTTTGTATTACCAGTTAAAATTTTATTTAGATACTTATCAGGACTCGGTTTAATTATCTCGTTACTTTTGAAGTATCCATAATTTGGTGCCGCCCATAATAATCTAACAGACCCATTATAAATTGATGGGTCATTTAAGAAAGAAAAGTTTTGAACGTTGTTTTGTAATAACTCAGAGCTAACTTGATTGAATGGTGTACCAAATGATGGTACGATGAAATACTTAATACTTGTAGTATTTTGATTTGGAGAACAATTTCCTGAAAGCGCTGGTAAGTCCATAACAGTATCAGGTAAAATAACAGACCAAGTTTGTATTGTAGATGCCGTTGGACTTCCTGTCGCAATACCAACATTTGAACTTGTTGGTATAACGTTTGAGTCTACAAAATTATAGACTTTCATACCACCATTTATACTTGCCTGAATTTCTTGATTATCATAATTAACGTATAAATCATAACCATTATAAAATACGTTAAAGTCATTTATAACTTTAGGGTAAAATCCTGTTTGTATTTTTTGGATTGTTGGGTCTGAAGTATTTTGTAATGTTATTTTTTTAACACCATCAAACTCAAATTCATATGTTTTTGTATCCGCACTTGTTATCGGGTCATAATTAGTTTTATAATCAAAATTAGTCCACGCACTATCCAAGAAATCAACTCCGTTAGTTTTGTAGTACTTGTATCGATACCATATTGAACCCATTTTAAGGACCCAAGAATATGGCATTTTATGGATAGCACCAAACTTTTTGAAACAAGAAGCAATATAATCTAACTCACTTGACGCACCATCTGTTCTATATCTCTCTCTTAGTGATGCAAGTGGTAATGAATTAATGAATAAATAAGCCGCCTGAACATAAGGATGTTTATCTTTTCTTCTCCAATTGTAAACACCGTTTTGAATTGCATTTACCATGTAAGGAGTATTCAACATTGAAGTTGTTGTTTCTGTAGTTGCGTTCGTAATTGCTCTTGTATGAGTAATATAACTTTCCGTTGGTACAAATTCGTCAGGATTTTTTCTTAGAGTATAAAATACGTTAAGCCCTGTTTCAGAAATTTCAGTGGTTGGATTTGAAACTTTCAAATACGAAAAATTAGTAACTGGTCTATTCGTCGTATAGTTATAAACACTATTGAAATTTGAAATTACATTTCTTTCTTTAAAAACGGTCAATACTTGTTTAGTATCATACACACCATTACCTTGACTTCTATTACTTTGACTCATGTTTTGAGAAACCCAAGATGGATTTGTAAAAGGATAAGTGTCAATTATCAAAGGTTCACTTGTCGCATTTTTAACCAATTGCTCCAGTGCCTCATATTTAGCAATTATTTGTGGTTCTTTACCTAATTCGTTTGTTGTTAAAATATTAAAAGAGTTTTCCGTTAAATTTCTAATGTATGGAGTCACAAAGAAATCTCTTATGTATTCTTGATAAGCTTTACCAGTACCTTGGTTTGAAATGTTAGATAAAAACTGTGGGTAATTTTGAGCGGTAATATCGTAATTCTTAAGTTTCAATGTTAAGAATGGTGCACTAATACCTAAACTTGTAACAATATTACTAGTTTCAGAACTTAAAATTAAGTCAGTCAATTGACTTAGTTGGTTACCAGTTGCCCTAACAAAATTTGAATAGTTTGAAGTTAAGAATTGTCTTTCCCAAATTTCATAGAAAAATTTTATTTCCTCTTTGTTAACGTAAGCAATACCATTTGAGGGGTATTCAATCGCATTTATATTAATAATGTTTGTGGTCGCCTGACTATCTGTTGGTACTTGGGCAACAGGTGGATTAAACTTTTGAGTTAATCCTTTCATATATTCTTCAACAAATTCAACTTCAGGCCATTTTTCGTAAAGATATCCTTTTGTAATATCAACAACAGATGGGTCTGCAATATATGTAAGTTGAAACCTTCCCTTTTTATCTTCAGGAGTTTCTTTAAAGAATTGAGGCCAAGGGTAAACAGGAACTTTAGCCGTGGATAAACCTTGATTCTCATTTTGAGCTTCTTGTGATATTGAGGTTTTATCCGTAGTATCAACACCAGGTGCAGAAGACGGGTTATCTAAAATTGCCAATTGTCTTACTGGGTCATATTTAACATTCCAAGCATTTGTATGGACCTCATCCATCAATCTTATGAATGCTTCTGCAGACGCCATAATAACCGCAGAAACATTTCTAACAGTTGGTTTAAATCCTATACCTAATGTTGGGTCTTCAATTTTTCTTTGGAAGTCAGCAGTTAACCTTGTTTCGTATTCTGTTAATTGTCTATTAGCCTCAGCTTCCATTTGATATATCAAATTTTCAAACCTTGGTCTTGTAAGGTTTGTAACTGTATCACTTTTAAAAACAAAAAGAGGTGGTATGACAAGATTTGTACTTTTATTAGGATTAGGAATGGCACCTGAACTCAAAGTTGTTTCAAGTTGTTCTGATAATATCTTACTCAAATAATCTGAAGTAGTTTTTTTATCCGCCTCACTTACCACAGTACTCCCTACTTGTTGTTGTGTAGTTTTTTCTAAATCAATATCATTTAGATTAACATTTTCTAATAACGTATCGTAAGTAATACTATTTTTAATGGGTGTGGCACCTCTAGTACCAAGTGTTGGGTTTTCCGCCAATAATTTATTAAATTCCGAAGTATAACCACTTAATAATGTTTTTGCGGTTTGTTGTTTATCAACCTCAATACCATCTTTAAACGTATACGTAAATGTACCGTTTTTCAATACGATAGGCTTTGGATTCATAAAAGTTCCAAACCAAGAAGTTTCAGAACCATAAACCTCATTATAATAATTTTTTAAAGTTTCTTTATAAGCCCTAATGTTTGTTAAGGGTTCAACATCCGCCTTAATATATGTGTTGATAATATTTTTTTCTAAATTTTCTAACGAGTTCATAAACTGAGCAAATGTCAGTTCGGGAAAATCTGGGTCTAACAATCCTTTAGCCTTATACTCACTATATACTTCTTTAACTTTCTGATATCCTTTTTCACTCACAACCTGAACTGTAACATTATTTTGACTCGCAGTCGATTGACCAATATTACCCCCCGTTTGTTTTGTTTGTGCCTCTATATTTTTATTACCACCTTCAGTTGATGTCGGTGATTTAGTAAAATCAAATCTTGTACTGTACATGTGTGGAGCAGCAAGAAGATTACCCATAGATATTTCATTCAAAATATTAAACTTATATCCTACAAATTCTAAACTTATTGAATAGTTTCCACTAAAAGAGTTAAATCTAGCATTAAAAGTTTTTAAATTTAATTGGTATTTTATCGCTTGTCCGTAATATCCCTTTAGTGTTAAATAAAATGGTGGGTATGGTAGGTTAAAAAACGCTGCGTAAGGTGAGTTATCACCCAATTGAAATAGTGCTCTTCCTTGTATGTCTTCTAACTCCATTGTTACTGTAGGAATAAATGAAGTATTTGTAGTTACACTAATATTTGTAATACCTAGTAAACCATTATCTTTTGATGTCCCACCTGGATTTACAACAGTTACTTTATTGTATGGAGTATTACCATTATTTGGTTCTACCAACTGACTACGAATTTGATTATCCCCTAAACCATTTCTGGAGTTTTTACCTGTTAATTCGTCATAATACCCTGTGGTCAACGAAGTCCCCTCAGTAGGTCGTAAAAAATTAATTTTTGCAACAGAAATTACTGTTGCGGTATCTTCAGGAGTTCCTCCAACCGCTAATTTAGTCCTTGGTAATAATTCAGCTTCAAGGTTGGCGAACATAACCATCTTTTCATGGTCAACCAATCTTTCACGAATATTACCAAACGCGTCAATAGTTTTATTCGGGTCAACAACAATTATGTTGTTATAATCAAATTCAACTAAAATATTTCCGCTATTGTCCCCTGGTGTGTTACCTGCCATAATAATAAAAATAATTTTCTAAAGCGGCTTTATAATCCTGTAAAGAAGGTAGTAGTGGATACGGAATAATCAATACCGCACCATCGAATATGTTATTTTCCAAACCACCAAATTGTGGATTTGCCTGTAAAATCAACCAACCAAAATATGGTGAGTTATAATACTCTTGAGAAACAACGTCCAGTCTACTTCTTGCAACTTTATATATGTAGGCCTTGTCCGTAGGTTTTTGTGGTAGTTGCACAAATGGAACTACAGTCTGTTCACCGTTAATTAAGAAGTCACTATATCTATTCCAATATTGATATGCCATTAGTTAAGTTTTACTTTAGAAATAAACACTGATGCACCTAATTCGTCATTCCATGTTTTATTATTTGTGTTTTGGTTTTCAACAGCTCCAAGTCCTTTTATTAGTGTCACCCTACCCTCATCATTCGCATTTTCACTAGTGTAAGTGAACAATCTTTCTTTACCAAGTGTATATGGTGTAAACTTCAAGAAGTTTTGTAATTTTTCTTTTTCAATATAATCAATAAACTCTTTAGTTAAATCATTTTCATTCACAAAAGCGGGTTTAGCACTAACCTTCCAATAAGCGTCAAAAAGATTATTTAAGGTTGTTGTTGAAGTGTCACCAAGAATACTAGGATTATTAAGTATATTACCAATTAAGGCATTTTTAAATGTTTCATACTTTTTATCGTCCACAACATCATTAGAAATTATCATATACACTCTTCTAAATGAAGGTTTATCAAAAAGATTTATTCTACTAAAAGGTACAAATACTTTTTGGTTTTCAGGTAATTTATAACCTTTATCAAAAACCAAAATACCTTCATAAGATTTACCCCCAATACTAAGACCTTTAGTTTCAAAAGTAGTTACTGAACCAACAACTTTATTAAATCCACTAATACCTAAACTAATTAAAGTTAAATCTTCTTTTAGTTCATCTAAAGTATTTGTAACATTTTGCGAACTAGTGTGCACTTGTGAAGTACCAGATATCACATAACTTATAACTTTACCCATCTTGTCTTGTTTTCCATCAGTACCTCTATTGGTAAAAGTAGGTGCATAATAAACAATAGTATTTGACTTCGCTAATGAACGAATATAAATCTGTTGGGCATCAGTCATACTTTGAGTTATAGTTGTTATTGGATTTAGAAAAGAGCCTTTTTTATCCTCAACAAATTTTGAATAATTTTCTTTTAATTGTCTAATTATTTTATTTGAAATATTTTTTTGTGGTTCATTCATAAACTCTATAAAACCTTCATTACTGTTTTTTATATCTTTCAGTAACTCATCAAAAATAACGTCGACTCTTTGTTGGGTATTGTTTGGTTTTCCATACAACACTGTGTCACTTTGAGCGGTAGTAGAGATTTTACCATCCATATAATTTCTTTCTAACATCCACTGTTGTCTCATAGCATTATTATATTGATTTGCAACCTCTCTATTCTTGTTAACAACTGTAGTAAAATATGTTTGGGTATCCGTTACTAAATTATCCATGAAAGTTTTATAGTTAATTTCACCAGTCTCAATTCCTGAAACATTAACTTGACTACTAACTATACTTCCAATTGTGTTTTCGTTACTTTGTCCATTATCAACCGCAGCATTATTGATTGTTGGAGGCACAACACCAGAAATTGCCGCAAATTGTAAAAACTCTTTATCCAATACTTGATAACTTGTATCAGTAACATCTGCCCTATCATCGTAAATTTCAGTATTGGCATAGTAGTTAAATGTTAATGCATTCTGTAACTTATCAACAGATTCTTTAAGACCACTACCACCAACAAAATTAAATGCTAATGTTACCTTTGCAATCATTGGCTGAACACCAATCCCTTCAGGGTTAATATCTAATTGTTCGTACGCTAAACTTAAACTTGTTGGGATTATTTTTGTATTATAAAAATCACCAATTCTCAATATTAATACTGGTGGTGTACCAAAAGCTGTGTTTGTGGCATTGTTATATTCTAAAACATCTTTACCACCAACAGATTTTACAACAGGTATAGTATCACCTGGCCTCATACATTGTTGTAAGAATGTTAATCTTGTATTCAATCCTTCAGGTGTAATCGCGTGGAAAGCAGGTTGGAAGAATTTCAATTTATCTTTTAGATTATCAAACACCATAGGTGTCTCTTCTTTGATTACCTCAAAATAATCACACTCAGATAATAAAGACCTCAAAACCCTTTTTGTAATATTATCTCTAACAACTGCAACATTTTCTATTTGAGTTTGAGTTTCAGTTTTAGTTACAACATTACCCGTCACAACAGTTATATACTTGGGTGGTAAAACAGGGTCGGGAGATTTTAACTTATTATCTATTTTTGATATGAACGCCCTTCTACAAGACATTGCTGGTGTTGTGTAAATATCTTTAGCCCCAACCTGAGTATCACCACCAACCGCGTTTTGGTTTGTGTCGGTACAGTTTACAGATTGAGCTGGTGACATCTCATTAACAGAATAAGGTTCTTGAGTCTTTTTAGATTTTAGTGGTGTTGATGTTGCAACTTCACCAAATCCAGTACCACTAACAACCAACAATCTTTTTTCTTCAATATATTTTTTTGTTGCAGGATTCTCGTTAAAAAATCTTATAACCGATGCAATCCTTCTTGCCGCCAAAGATTTATTGTATTCAACAGTTTGTGGTGCAGAACAACTTGAGTCAATTGAAATTGTAACAGTACCAGAAGTACTATTTTTAATTTGCTCAGCAACATCAATAGCCAATTGTTGAGCAATTTTATAGTTTGGTGTAATTACAGTATTATAAAATTCATCTAACTGAGGACCGTTTGATTTTTTTGAATACGTTGGTTTTTCTTCAATATATTCATCATACATTTCATTGTAATTAGGTGCAGTTTTTGGTCGTGGGTAATCATTTGAAAAATAAAAACCAATTTGTTCGTATTTTGACAAATCAATACCTCCATTACCATTACTACCACCAGAACCTGTAGCTCCTCCACCACTATTTGGTGCCGCGAGTTCAGGTTCTACTTTAATTGTGTTTGCAATATATTCCATTTGTTCCCTTGTAACTTCTTTTGAAGTAATTGCTTGTTGCATTTGAAACAAATCATTTGGATTAATTGTATAGTATTTTTTAGCTAATTCATAGATATCATATTTTCTACACCCCGCAAAGAATGAATCCAATATTCCATCAATTCTTGTCTTGTTAGTTTCATTACCTAAAACTTTATTAACAATAACATTCAATACTGATGGGTGGTCAACAACAATATCCCAAGTTAAACTACCTGTTCTACTTGTATTTTTATATGTATAAATGGGTTCAGGTCTTCCGATAAAATCATTTTGATTCCAACTTGCCTGTACTGATTCGTTGAATGTTAAGTTATATGGTGGGAACCACATTACTCTACCTCCGTTAGGACCTCTCTCACACACCGCCAAATCTGACACAGAGTAACCAGGCGCATTTGATGTCGCCCACGCCAAGTTCTCCAATGAGAACATATATTTCTTAGCATAAGCGTTATTCATCGTACCAATAATATTGGTCGAGTCTTGACCTCCTTCTTGTTTGTTTGGTCCAATGTTAAGATTATAAGTCTTATCCAATACCGACCAAGAAAATCTTCTACCTTCAGTTGTTATACCGTCAGTCTTTTGAAGGTCATTGTATTGTAAGTACGGAACGTCTTTGGCAAACACACGACAGTATTCAGTACCAACCTCTTGTCCGATTGCCCCAACATAACTTAACACTCTTGAACCTTTCGTCATTTCTTTATACCCATCATTGAATACTTTACTAACTTGGTCAATTGCATTACCCGCGTGTTTTAAACGATTACCACCTTGTGGTTGGCTATCAATAATTCTTTGAGTGTCGTCAAGAATAGAACCTTCTCTAAATGTTCTTTCCGTTGACTCAGTGGTATTATACGATGATGGTTTAAAGTCTTCGTCGTCATTAGTTATTTGTCCACCAATACCAACTTTTTTACCAGCATTACCTTTGTATTTTGGTGACACCCATGTGAAACCACCTTCAATACCCCCACCGTTACCATAGGTCGGTCCGTTAGCACCAAGTCTAATTTCTTTACTTGGTCCTTCATATAACTGAGCCAACTCTTCAGGACCATAAACAGGAGCTTGAACTTCATTTCCATAAGGGTCATTTGGTAATGAACCTGATGGTGAAAATATTCTTGATGGTTCAGACGTTGTTGAACCAACGTAATAATTGGCATTGTTTGTATTGGTTCCAACAAGGGCCCCACCCAAACGGTCAATTAATGTTCGGTCATAACTTGGCTTGTATCTGTTAAAGTTTATATTCTTAAACAATAAAGATTTTTGTCCTTGTCCCGTATTTTCAAAAAATATTTGAGAACCTGTCTTACCCGCGCCTAATAGGTTACTAATAAAGTTACCTGCCGCAGCTAACGGATTACCAAGTAACGCTTGTTGGATTGTTGTTGGTTGTGGCGGATTAATATTTGGGTCCCAATAAGAACCTGGTATAGTTGAGAACGGTAATTGACTACCCCCAAGACTTAACGCAAATTGTGCTGCAGCCCCTAAAGGATTGTTAGGTACCGTAATATTATAGTTTGGTTCAATTATCGGAACATTACCTGTTAAAATATTAACAAGGTTTGTACTACTATTAACATTTAAAATGTTTGCCCTACCAATCGTTTCTCTAATAATAGCTCTACCGATTCGGTCTTCAAATTCTCTCTTTAAAGTTTTTGCACCTAAACGAGCGATGAATGAATCCGCGCTTAATAATCCATTACTACCAAGAGGGTCGGGACTTAATAGGATAGAAACTGAACGATAAGACGATGCGTTAAACGTTGGGTATGGTTGTCCATTTGGTGGTCTGTCTTGGTCAGGTCTAACCGTCTCTAATGTTGTTACCGCTTCACCCGCATCAAAGTTATTTGAACTTGAATACGCATTTAATGGTCTCCACTTTTGAGTTGCCGCAAATCCCGTATCAACGATGTGAGCGTCTTGTTGACCTGGTCCATATTCCCCGTTATTTGAAACAGTATTTAAATTTCCTGAAATGTCGGGAGCAAATTCATATCCACCTTCATTACCCCATCTGTTAAGGGTATATTGTTTGTCGGCAAAAAATGTTGTATCAATTAAGAAATCAGGACTATCAATAACAGAAATATCCCCCTGAACCACTTCGTAAGTAATTGGCGGGGTTGCAGGGCTTGGTGATTTACCGTAAGGTTTTAAATTACGGGTCATCAGTTTTTTTCTGAAGCCTTCGGTACTAATATAATCTAATGGACTACCCATCTATAACTTTATTAATAAATAGGTTAATTGAGTTTTTTTTATCATTGATATGCAACAACTCCTGAACCTTTTGTATCTTTTCCAAGATTAGCAACATATTGTTTAAACGCATCACTATTGAATATTTGCGTTAATTGTTGTTGTGTTAAACCATTCGCCCCAACAGACCCATCTATTGTAATTTTTATGTTTCCTGTAACGTCATTTTTTACATTAGTTGTGCTAGGTTGTTTTGACTCTATTTGTTTCGCAGCAACTTTAGACTGTATACTTTGTCCTAATATATCCGACTCAGATAAAGGTTTGACTTGAGCCTTTTCTTTTACCGCATTGGCAGCGGCATTTGTTTTAACTCCAGCAGCGCTTAAAGTTTCATTTATAAAGTTTTTAAATTCTTTTTCAATTCCGCTAGTTCCCGTAATTTTCTTATTCGCATCCTGTAATAAATCTTTCAAAGCATCAACACCTGTTTGACCTAAACTATTAGCTTGGCTCATTATACTGTTTTCTAACTCTTCAACTTGTTTACTAAAATCTTGTTCACTTAATTTACCAGCATCTTTTTGAACAAATAGTGCACTCATTTTATCAACTGCGTCGGTAACTTTTTTAGTAATTTCCGCGCTTTCAGGAACCGCTTTATCGATTGAACTAACAACCGCTCGACTAATTCTTTCAGCACCTGTAAGATTACCTCTAATAACAGGTGTCGCTGCAACACCAAAAGTACCCTTAGCAATATTTGCATCCAATGAAGATTGAATATTTTTTAAAACGTCTAACTGACTTATTTGAATATCTTCTAAAGTTTTAGGTCTATTTTCTTGTTGTTCTCTTAATTTTTCAAATTCGTCTTGAGTTAGGTCTGCAAGTTTTTTCTGTTCAATATTACCTTTGTCATCTTTAATTTGAACAACGTACTCACCTTCTTTACCCATCGTTGCCATGTTGGCCAACAATTTCTTATCTTCTTCATTTTCAAAACTAATTGAAGGGCTAATTGCCGATAATCTTTTATCTAAATCCGCAGCTGCCAAAGCAGTTTTAGATAATTCAGCAGCACTAATACCTGTAACATCAGCCATTTCTTTTAACATTAAGATACCTTGAGGGTTTATCTTAAATGTTTTTGTTTTTTCATCAAACTCAGTAAATTGTTTTGTCGCATTAATAATACTATCTTGTAATGCTCCAGGGTCGGTTAATGATTGATTCATTAACGCAAATGGGTCAGTAAGATTTCCAATTGAAACTCCTAATCTTTGGAACCCTGCAGCGGCTTCAATTGCACCTTCAGGTCCCATAACTTTGTTTGCAAAGTTTGCGGTGTTTTGCATATCAAACCTCAACATAGAAGCTTGTGCTGCCATTTTTGTTAAACCAGCAACACCATCGGCAAAACTAAATTGATTCATCAACGCCATGTTGTCGGTAACTTCACCCATAACAACCTGAGCATTTAGACCAACACTTTGTACATATTCTATAGATTGTTCTAAGTTGGTACCAATTTGAGACGCCTCTACACCCGCCTGTGCAAAATTACGAACAATAGTCTCTGTATCTTTACCAATAATTTGACTAGCGGCAAATAATTTACTAACCTGTTCTTCCGTAGCCAAAACATTTCTTTCAGAACCTCTGGCAATATCTGCCATTGTTGATGAAACTTGTTCAATACTACCACCCAAACGAATAACACCAGCGGCAGACCTAGCAACCGCATCAGCCATTTCATCCATTCTGGTTCTACCTTGAAGAAATGCGTTGTTAAGATTTTCGGCACCTTGGTACATATCCCCAATAGATTCCAATATCTTATCGATAGGAGATTTTAAGCCTTCTATGGAGTTTTTTAGATTTTCAAAATCGTTTTCCGCCATTTTATATTATCAGTTTGTATATAAATAGAAGAAGGACTAATTTTTTAGTCCTTCTTGTTATCTTCAAGCCATTTATTTAGTAGATACTTTCTAACAAATATTGGCATTCTTTCAAAATCTTGGTAGGTTATACCTAATAATGTTCTTAAATAATAAAATTCGTCAATTTGACTTTTTCTATAATCAGAAGAAAGGGCGAAAAAAGTCGACCCCAAAACCAACATTCACTGTTAGTTTTTCTCCTGACGGGGCCATAATAGTTTTGTTCATGTCTAATCTTGGTTCATTTTCATTCATAAATTTTCTGATGAATTTTGAATCCATAATTGGCATTGACTCAATAAATTTAGCAATCCCCGCCTTATCGGATGAACCATTTACTTCAACAATTTCTCTTTCCATTCTCCAAGTAACTCGTGGTACTGTTCTACCTTGTGGGTACATTGCCGCCATGGAATTAATGTCCATGATTTCACCGTAAGTTAATGGTTTTAATTTAATAGTAGATTGTGACTTTGGTAAAAGTACCGTGAAGGTACCATCTTCATTTGATTTTTGGTTACCAACAATTGATAACTCATCTAACATTACAGTTGTTTGGAATGGTTTTTTAGTTGCAGGGTCAGTGACATTAATAGTCATTTCAGGACCAAACGCAGTATTTCTTAAAAAGATTAGAATTGCTTCAACGTCACCTTCAATTAAATCTTCAACTCTTACATCTGGCTCATAGATTTTTGCTCTTAACAAGGTCATTGTTAAATCATTTGCACCACCCATAAGAATGTTCTCATCGGAAGCAGTAAGATATCCAACCTTTAAGGTTTTCTTTTTATTTTTATAAAATATACCTTGTGAAGGTAACTGAACTACATCGTGTGGTAGTGTAAAATTTTCTTGACCGTAGTCTCTTGCTTGATTTTCCATATAAAAAAATAACCGTAAAGTTTATTAGCTTTACGGTTAAATATAAGTGAGTATGATTTTATGTAAATAGTATTAGTATACTAACACACATCTATCCATTCTTAAAGAAGCTGTGATATCCGCCAACGCATCTTGACTATAAGATAACGCTCCGAAGTTAACATCAGTTAAGAAAGTTCCATAAAGAATCCATTTCTCAACAACAACTCCTGTAGGGTCCAACATTTCAAGGTCGATGTCTTTTTTGTAACCCGCAGCATAACCCATACGACCTGTCACTGATTCAGCGTGTAAACGAACCCACTCCATAAGTGCTTGAGCAGCAGACGGTCCAATAGGGTCACGGAACTTAACACTAATTGGGTCCCAGTTAAATCTACCTGCAACGAATGTAGATGTGTTTAAGAATTGTATTTCAGTTGCACCAATCTTAATAGATGGTCTTGAAGCGCTTTCAACAAACCACTCGTTGATACCCAAACTTGACGGAAACCTTAAGATGAAACGGTTCTGGCGTTTCGGTTCGTAAGGTATCGGCATTTTCATTAATAAATCAGCCATGTTATTTTAATTTTGTTTTTTTTGTTTTGTTTATTTCTATAAATATACTCTTGTTAAAAATTTTTTCTCTTTACTTTTATTTTGTTAAGGTTATTCATTACTTATATTCCTTCTTAACGCCACCAGCAGTAGAATAAGTTTTAACTATATTATCTGGTTTATCTTTAAAATGTTTACTCATTACTTCTACATTTCTAACATCATCATCTGAAAATCCAATTATAGGTTGCTCTGGAACGAAATTATTTGAAATGTCATTTTTTACAAACGCCTTTTTACTTAATAAATTCGCCATTCCTTTAATATAAGAAACGAAATCTTCCATTGCACGAACCTTAGCTTCTTCAGGGTTGGCAGCTCCTTTTTCATCACCAAACGACACTGGATGATATTTGTTGAGTTCTAAATACGACTTGATTAATTCATCGTCCGTCATATCGTCTTCGTCTACAAACGTCCTGTATTTTTTAAGGTTCTTAACTAGTTGGTCCTTATCGATACCATTAAATCCGTCAATAATATAATTGTAAACAGCTTGTTTTAAAGTGTTGGGGTTATGACCTCTTGCAGTTATGATTGAAAATATTGAACCGTTATTAATTGCTTCTCTAAAGTCATTAAATGCTGGACCAAGTTTTGCTCTCATTGCATCAACTAAGAAATCTTTATCACCCGCAGTTCTGAAGTTTTTGAACGGGTCTTCACCAAATCCTACAATAGTGTCTCCGTTGTATTCAAAATCTTCTTTTCCGATTTTACTTCTATATTCCGCAAAATCGTCTGTACTCATACCAACTTCATCACCATCATCAGTCTTTAATATTATCTTTGTTGGCATGTGAACAATATTGTCGTCCCAATCAAACGCATAATATTTCATATCTGGTGTTCCTTCACCTTTAAATCCCTCTCTAAGTTGTCTTTTCATATTTGGCAAATAAAGGGGGTATGATTAGTACCCCCGTTAGTTTATTAAATGTTTTCAAACGAAGCTCCTGTTGGAGTAATGAAGAATTCGATATCTATGAATTCTAATGCCTTCGTAGGTTTTAAGTAGATTTTACCTGTTAATGTATTTCTATCTAAGTCTTCAGGTGAAGATGATACGGTTACACGGAAATCGTATAAACCTCTGTCTCTTCTGATTGAATCTAAGATAGGGTTAACACTATCCAAGAATTGTTGTCTTACAATCTGGTCGTTTTGTTCGAACAATAATCTTACCGCTACTGCTGAAATCAACTTACGAGCTTGAAGTAATAATCTTCTTACGTTCAATCTGTTAAGTGCTGTGTCAGCAACTTGTAAAGTTTTGTTACCCCAAATTACAGTTCCAACATCAGAGAAAGTTGCGATAGGGTTGATTCTACCTTGATACAATGTATCTCTGTCAGTTTGTGTAAGTTTTTGTCTAGCTTTGATTGAGTTTACGAGACCTCTTGTGTAACCCGCAGATGCGAACCAAGGGAATGAAATGTTATCGGTCAATGCCAAGTTTCTACAAACCTCACCCGTTGGTGGTAAGTAAATTTGTGTATTGTTTACAGTATCTCTTGTTAAAATCCAAGGATAGTAAGTTGCAGTATAGTTAGAGTCGATACCTGTGTTATCCAAGTTGTCAACCGCTTCTTGTGAGTAAATGATGTCCTGAGGATTTGAAGCATCAGGTGTATACATTCTGTAATCAGGAGTAGTACAGATATAAACTGAATCTGCTCTTGAGTATTGTACCATGTCAATTGCCTCTTCTACAAGATTAGAGTTGTTAACATAATCGATACTTGCAGTTGCAAATATGTTAATGTTTGTCGCTTCAGGATTAGCAAACGTTAAGATACCAAGTAAGTATGCGTAGTAGTCAGTGTTTGCAAAATCCTGAGTATTGTTTTGAACAACAATTCTCTTAAACATACCGTCACCTGTTGCAGTTGGGTATCTTGATGATGGAAATGCACCTGCCAAATAACCTGACGCTCCCAATTGGAATCTGTCTTCGTTAGTTCTCCATTCTCTGTAGATATCCCATCCGTCAAATCCACCAGCAAAACAGATAGTGAATTTTCTTGAGTAGATAAAGTAGTATGGATTTTCTTGAGTTGCTGGGTCTTCTCTAAATTCTGCAACACCACATTCAAACGCGGTTTGACCACTTGACATTGAACTATTAGAAATAGTTACAACAGTTGCTCCTGAGTCCATGTGGAAACCTTTACTTAATACATTCCATTTAACTGAATCAGTTGCAGTTTCCCAACCTGTTTGTGGGTTTTGTTTTCCTTTATAAGTTAAGAATGACTCATCAATACCATATTGAGTTGAGAAACCTAAGTAAGTTCTTCTTACAATATCTCCTGGTGATTCAACAGAGTTAGAACCTCCAGTTGCAGTACCGAATGGTGGGTTAGCAATAACTTCACCTGGATAGTCATACTTAGTTTTGAATTTAGGATATGGTGATGGGAATTCAGTAACGTCAGAATATTCTCTTTGTGTGTATCCATAGAAACCACAAGGTAATGCGTCAATCGGAGCTTCGTCAGCCATCTCAACCATTATGTATTTTGAAATTAATGCAAACTCACCGTTAGATGAACCAATTTTCTTAGCAATAAAGTTATTTGACGCTGGGTCCATGTTACAGTTTGTAAATTTCTCAATAACCACAGGGTTAGCATCAGTATCAAAGAAGTTTCTTACGAATACGTCAAAAGACATATTGTTATATGACATGTTTGCCAATGAAACTTTAATTTCAGTGTTTGCCGAGTCACCATCAGAAATTGAAATGAACTTAAATAAGTTATAAACTTTGTTACCTCTTAATTCTGAAACGATATATGGTGTTTCAGGTGATTGGTATCTTTCTAAATTCCAAGCAATTGACTGACTTGATTGACTTCTTGCACTTGGTAATGCAATTAATTCTGAATTTAAACCTCTGATGTAACCTTGGTTGTAAGCGTAATTCAAACTACCTTGGTAAACCTCTTCAACATATATAGGTGTTTCAAATCTTGATTTTCCAAAGTTATCAACACCTAATACTTTAGTTATGTATTTTGCCGATAATGCCGATAATGAAGTTTCAAATGCGAAAACATCATTATCTTTTGTAACACCTGATAATAAGAATGTTGCAAAAGGTGAATCTGTAATTCCTGAGTATTGACCCGTACTTACAATTTGTAAATTATTCGGTGCCCAAGCATTATTGTTATTGTAATCGATACCCACTTCGTAAACAGGTCCATGGTTTTCACTTGTTGAACTATTTGAGTATAATGAAATACCTCTTGAACGAATAGTACCTACAACCATATTATTGAATTCAGTGTAAGCAGTTCCTGTGAAACTGTAACTTTCACCTGTAATAGTTCCTGTAAATGTACCTGTACCTCCTGTAGTTAAAGTATCTACAACATAATAGAATGAATAACCTGTATATGCATTTCCTGATGAAATGTCAAAGTTAGCGTAGAACCAAGGGTCGTTTGTCGCTGAAGATAAATCATTATCGTTAAAAGTATTAACACAATTGTAAGGGTCAGTAACCGCACTATATGTTGTTGTTAAAGTGTCGTAATCCGCATTAGGTATTGCACCATAAACAACCGCAGTTGTTGACGATAATGATGGAGTGTCAATTATTTGACCTAAATATGCGTCAAAGTCTCCTTGTAATGTTGATGTTGAACCATCAGCTACTCTATATTGTAAGTTCAAGTTTGCTTGAACTTGAGCAGGTAAAGCTCCTCCAATAAAAGTAACCGTACTTCCTGATGCATCACCTGTAAATGTTGCAGTGAAAGTTGTTGCGTTTGATGGGTCACCGATTGTTGTTGGGTCAACATTGGCAATTAATGATAAACTCCAAGATGGACCCGCATCATAACCTGATAATCCCAATACTCTAGTTACAAACAATTGGTTTGATTGTTGCAAGTACGACTTGGCAATATAAGCCGCTTCGTATTTAGGAATTTGAGTGTTATAAAACTTAACGGGTTCAGTCCCTCCAAAATATGCTTGGAACTCATCGTAGTTTGTTATGAATACTGGTTCGAATGCTGGACCTCTTAAGGTTTCCCCTACAATACCTAATGTAGTAACCCCCACACTTTGGGCTACAAAAGATAAGTCGGTTTCAGATGTGTATACGCCTGGTGATACGAATACTTTTTGATTTGCTTGTGCTGTTGCCATTATTAAATTATTCTGTTACAGATTTATTTTATTGATAAATATTCAAGTTTTTACGAAAAAACTTTACTTTTGTATAAGTATTTATAAACGGTATGAATTAATTCTGCCTTTTTTCTACCCATGAAAACTAAGAAGGAAATAAAGAACATTAAAATATCCCCCGAATCACATGATATCCTAAAAAAGTACTGTGATAAACGTGGAATTAAGATTTATAAGTTTTTGGAAAATTTGATTATTGAAAAGTGTAAAGAAAAGAAAGATATCTATGGAGAAGATTAAACTAACTTGTTTTCGAATAGTATGTTGGATGGTAGAGAATTATTATCTTTTGTAACTTCAATCCTCAAAACATCATTTGTGGTAATTTCAATTCTTTGTAAATCACTACCATAATAATCACCATTAATATAAACATCAAACGTATCTACATTATCTGTAGATATTAAAGTCATATTTGCCGTAAAGTCAATTATGTCATTTAATATTGTATTTCCCGAAACAAATAAAAATGGCATTTCAAAAGTGTCAGGATTTTCAGGATATTTTTCTCGTCTTTGTTTTCTTAATGATGTATCAACTTCAATAAGTTGTGTCATTCTTTGTATTGCTGGTTTTACCTCAAATTCTTCTTCATCTATTAAGTAACCCAACATAGTAAAGTCGTAACTCTGAACATAATACTTTCTTGAATCCATATTCATCTGCGATTCATCGGAAACATTGTTCATTATGATTGGGACGTATTGACCCTTAATAAATGTATATGCTTGTCTTGATGAAAAAGTTTGCATCACAATTTTATTTAATTGGTTCAACTCTCTCATTCTATTGCAAATGATTTTAACTTGATAGTTGATATCAACAGGAACAGGTTGTGGTATTGTGTAGATATCCATACCTTGTTCGTTTCCGTTCCATGTTGGAACTGAGGCATAATAGAATTGTTTTCTATTTGGAATTGTATATTGAAGTGATGGGTTTGTACCGTACTTAACTTCAGGTGTTCTAACTACTGTAATAAATGGCGGGGACGGGTTGTAATCTAAATCCACAAACTTCCACGTTTCTAAATATTGTGTCCAGTTTTGACTTGTAATGATAATATCCAACAAAGGTACAACTTTACCTGCAGTTACAACTTCAAGTTCTGTCTTGACAAAATCGAGCATACCCCTATCCAAATCAGCATGTAATACTGATTTAGGTAGATATGTTCCATCCTCCTTAATATATTCCAAAAGTTGTTCTCTACGTTCAGATAAAACTTTTTTTGGAACTAACGGTAATGTTGGTTTGACAACTGTTCTTGGTAGTGGCATTATTCTTTTACTACAAATAGTTTATTTTGCGAATTAATCATGTCAACCTCTTGAGCGGTGTAGACAGGTTCTTCACTATTTTTATAAACAAACGAATCGTATTTATACGGATTATAAGTAACAACTTTATCTGATGGTGGATTTGGAATATCCTCACAAGGGTATTCACAATAGTCTAATAATTTTCCAATTACAAATGCGTGAACGTTTTTTGATTTTTCTGAACGAACTCGTTCTTTTCCACCTTTTCTAACTCTGAACTCAACATCACCCAATTTAACATAATCGGCATGCATAATTACTTTACTGTTGTAGGTTACAGAAAATGTGTGTTTGTGTAAATTATAATACACCATTACTTTCTTACCCAAAAATAAATTATCAAATTGAGATTCAGTTATTATTACTTGCATTATATTCCTCTAAATTCATTCTCACTTACAAAAGTTGCGGTAACCGTTCTATAGAATGGTTTGTACCCACCGTAAGTGTGTTTGTTATCTGACCTTACATATCCATCATCACTAACAGAATAATATCTTACTCGGTCTTCAGTTTCATAGTAACCAATATAATCGCCCATGAATATTTCAACACCTAAGTCATCAAGAGTTTTTTGATAAATTGAAAATTTCATATTACCTGGTTCTTGAATCTCGACTTTAGAATTTCCGTATAACTTATTTACGGGAGCCATAACTTGAACCAACCCTTTTAACTCGATAGGTGCCATGAATTGTATTCCGTCTTCAACTACTTCACCGTATACATTATCCTTTTTTGTTTTGTAACGGTCAATACGATACAATACGATTGTAAAATTCATATCACCTTCCAACCATTCTTGTCCCATACCAATATCAAGGTCATAATCTTCACCACCGAAGAACATACCCAACCTTGTAATCGGAACCAATTTTTCTGACGTTTGTTTCATATATTGATAAATACCTAAACATTTACTATATTTAAGTTATAATTTACTAATTTTAAATGAGCGATGTTAGTTTAGAGTCAAAAGCGATGACGATTCTTGAGTCCTATGAGGGCGGCAATAACTATATCTTGGAATTAAAACGCAAATCACAAGTTAATAAAAAGTTTTATCCAACAAGAAGCCAATCAGAATATATTATCAATTTCCACGATAAACAACCAAAGGTTGCTAAAAAGTGGGTAATCCTTGATGCATACTTTGCACAGAAATTGGCTGACGATAAATTATATACCGAAATACCACAAAAGGTATGGGTTGAGAAGTTATTGGCAGATAAAGAGAAAGCTTACCACATTTGGGGTAAAGTTTTAGATAAAGAAGAATTTCACGATTTTTGGTTACCAAAAGCGGCAATCATTAAAGACAATTCAGTTAAAGATGTTGTGATTGATTATTCAAAATATTCTCACCGACCTCCACTTGAACATCAAAAAGAAGCCGTTCAAAAATTGGTGGAGAATAAAAAGTTTATTCTTGCTGATGACATGGGTCTTGGTAAAACCACATCTACAATCATCGCAGCTTTAGAATCGGGTTCTAAGAAGGTATTAATCATTTGCCCCGCAACATTAAAAATTAACTGGAAACGTGAGATTGAAAATTATTCTGACAAATCAATCTACATCGCAGAAAGTAAAAATTTCAGCACAGAAGCTGATTTTGTTATTATAAACTATGACATAATAAAAAATTTCCATGACCCTAAAAAGAAAGATGACTCTCAAGTTCTTGCTGCCAATTTTGATTTGGTTATTGTCGATGAAGCGCACTATATCAAAAATGCTACAGCGCAAAGGACGAAACTAATTAACGACATCGTTAAAAAAACTGAACGACTTTGGTTGTTGACGGGAACACCAATGACATCACGACCAATCGACTACTTTAACTTATTAAGTTTAATTGACTCACCCGTTGCAAAAAATTGGATGGCTTATGCTATCCGTTATTGTTCAGGATACCAATTTAATGTTGGTGGAAGAAAAGTTTGGAACGTAACAGGAGCATCCAACCTTGAAGAATTAAGAGACCGAACTGTTGGTTTAACATTACGACGATTAAAAGAAAACGTTCTTGATTTACCTGACAAGATTATTACTCCCGTATATTTAAGATTAAAATCAAAGTCATATGAAAATGTAATGGGTGAATACTACGATTGGTACGATAAAAACCCTGAAGAGTCCAAATCACTCACCGTACAGTTTTCAAAATTAACAAAAGTTAGACAAATCATCGCAGATGAAAAAATTGCACAAACTATTGAACTCGCTGAAAACATTCTTGAACAAGACAAGAAAGTTATTATTTTCTGTAATTTCACTGATTCCTTAAATAAAATTACAGAACATTTTGGTAAATCCGCAGTTAAACTTGACGGGTCAATGTCAAAACCTGAACGTCAAAACTCTGTTGACCAATTTCAAGATAACCCAAAAGTTAAAGTATTTGTGGGTAATATTAAAGCTGCAGGTGTCGGTATTACATTAACCGCAGCTGAAGCGGTAATCATGAATGACTTATCATTCTTACCTTCAGACCACGCTCAAGCTGAAGACCGAGCATATCGTTACGGTCAAAAAAATAATGTTTTGGTTTATTATCCAATATTCGAAAACACAATTGAAGGTATCATTTACGATATCTTAAACAACAAAAAACAAGTCATCGCCACCGTTATGGGAGACAACCAACACCCCGCCGATGCCGCAGAAGAAATACTACAAAGAATTAACGAATTGCGATATTAACGAATTACGGATTATTTATATATAACGGATAATCCAATATTATGAAAAAAACAAAAGAGAAAATCCAACAACTAGAGTTACAGATACTTGAAAATCACGTAACAAAAGAAAAAGAGTTGTTGATTACAGAAATGAAGAAAATCGGAATAGAGAAACTACCTTATTCCTACTCAGCCCTCAAACAATTTATTGACCCCGAAACCATGAGTTTCCATTACAATAAACACTACAAAGGGTATGTGGATAAATTAAACGACGCACTTTCAAAAAAGAAATACGGAGATTTAGATTTAGAAAAAATTATTAAAACAATTAGTCGTTTTGATAAAACAATTCGAAACAACGCAGGTGGAGCGTTTAACCACGCATTGTTTTGGAATATGTTAACTCCCGAACCAAAGAAACTTACAGGTGAACTTTACAAAAAGATTACTAAACAGTGGGGTACATTTACAAACTTCAAAAAAGAATTTGAAAAAATTGCCAAAGAAAGATTTGGTTCAGGTTGGGTATGGTTAGTTTTAACAACTAAAAACACATTGAAGATTATGTCGACCCCAAACCAAGATAATCCATTGATGAATGTAATTGAAGGTGGGGGATTTCCATTGTTGGGATTAGATTTGTGGGAACACGCATATTATTTGAAGTACAGAAACAAAAGAGACGAATATATTGTAAACTTTTGGAAAGTTGTGAATTGGGATTTTGTAACTAAAATGTACGAAATGAAAATTGAAACCAAGTTATTAGAATCAACAAAAATGAAACAGGTTTTAAGTGAGGGTAAATCTGAAATGTGTTCCAAATCAGAAAACGAATTTTATAGAATGTTATTCAATGTAAACCAAGAAATTAAATGGACATACATGAATGGTATTAATAAAATTCTTAGAGAAGTTTTTAGTGAAAACTTTATTGAAAAACCTGAGAACAACCAATTGTCGGGGGTTTATGACCTTGAGGGACCTGGTAGGTCTGTAATTAATAAGTTGAATACTAACTACACGGCATTTTGTATTTTATTAAAAGATATTAATCAAGTTATTGCGACCATACCAAATAAAAATCCTATTGTTTTTATTGACAAAACTCCCGCAGAACAAAAGAAAGAGGTTGAAAGGCTTGTTGGGGCTTTAAACCATTTCAAATATAGAATTTTTGATAAAGAAAGTTCAACACTACATAATTTATTAAGAACGTTAACCGAAAAAGATAAAGCGGGTAGTAAGAGAGAGGAAATCACTGCAGCAATACTTAAAAGATTTTTTGGTAAATCGGCGAAAGTTGAATTAGTTGGTGAATTAGGTAACAAAAAAGATGCAATTCAAGGTGTTGATTTAGAGATTACAAAGGACGGCCAATTACATACCGCACAAGTAAAACCATATAGAGAAATGAAAATCGGTGAAGATGGAATTACTTTAGAAGGTACCGCAAGTGTTAAATTATATAAGACAGATTGGATGGTTTTTCAAAAAGGTAAGAATGTTTTAGTCTTTAATCAAAAACCAAAAATTGTTGGTGGTAATTTTGTTTTCCCATCCGAGTCACTTTTATATAACATATAATAAACTAAAAGATATTTATTAGTATGTCAGTTATACCAGAACCAGAAAGGTCAAAAATTTATACAAGAATTAAACACCTATTAGGTGCACCATTACGTAGTGTTGAAGTCACTGACGAAATGATGGATTCTTTAATGGAATTATCTATTCAAGATTACGAACAGTACATTTTGAATTGGTTGATTGATAGTCAGTGGGTTAACTTAGTTAATCTTAACATGACAGAAAAATCTGTTGCAAAAGCGTTGATTACAAGAACTATGGATTTTGAACAACAGTTTTCATACTCGTATTCTAAAATTGTTGGTCTACAAGCACAAGGTCCTTGGGTTTTAAAGAAAGACTATATTGTTCTTGAACGTGATAAACAAAACTATGAAATTCCTGCTGGTCGTGAAATTAATGAAGTTTTATGGTTTAGTAATCAACCATGGACCGCATTTGGTATGGGTGGTATTGGTGGATTTGGTGGTGTTGGTTTAGGAGCCAATGAGGCAGGTTTTGCTCAAATGGGTTATCAAGGTTCTTATTTTATGATGTCAGGTTTTGACTACTTGATAAGAATGCAAGAAGCAAACATCTTAAACAGAATTCTTGGTGGTTCTTTAACTTATAGAATTACTGCATTACCTGATGGTAAAAAAGATTTACAACTTTACAACGCACCTGGTAATAACTTTAACTGGAGTCAATATAGTAATTATGTTGGTAAAGCCGTATGGTATTGGTATTACGATGTAACACCTGATAGTAGAGCAGATTGTTTAAAAAACAATCCCGATGTAATTAAAATGCCTAATGATGTTCCATTAGAAGAACTTACTTGGTCAGATTTAAATGTACCTGCACAACAGTGGGTGAGAAGATGGTTCACGGCTTATGTTAAAGAAACATTAGGTCGAGTTAGAGGGAAATATAGTGGAAACTTAAAAACTCCTGACTCAGAATTACAAATGGATTACACAAGTCTATTAACTGAGGGTAAAGACGAAAAAACAAAATTAATAGAAGAACTTACAGGTGCTGAAGGTTGGTTAACCAGATTGAGACCTGAAAAAGTAATGGAAAAAGAAGCGTTAATTGCAGAAAACTTAAATAAACAAATGAAGTTTAGAGCAATGCCTCGTCAAATATATGTAATTTAATTTATGGCAATTATAAGAACAATACCATCTACAAGACTAATTAATGGTGAAATCCTTGAGACTTCCGAAATATCTATTGTATCTGAAAAAGAATACAGAACAAACGGTGAGGAATGTGTTATTATTAGAAATATTTCAGAATCTACAGTAATCTTAGACTCAAAAACTACAGACCATGTAGTTGTTAAATCTATGACAAATTTAACAATCAAACCTGATATTGGTAGAATAGACGAAGATTACGATGAAATAGTTGCCGACAAATATGCTTGTATTGAGTTTAGATTCTGTGCGGGTAATTGGTACATCCTATCATCAGACGGTCTCAAGAATTCCTAATTTTTCTTTCCAATCCTCTTCAGCAAAGTCATACATATAGTCAGGGCTTAATCCTCTTTTTTCCCAATATTTCAATTCTTGTTCAGTAACATCAAGTACATCTTCTTCTAATCTATCTTGGTCACCATCACCTAATGGATGTCCGTTAATTAATTCACATTGTGCCTTTGTAAAGATACCTCGTTTTTCAGGGTCACTAACAATTAAGTTATTTCTAACCTCATCTTGAAATACAACCATTAATGGTTCCATTCTCTTATTGAATGTTGAGATTGCTCTTGGTACATTATAGTCACCCGTTAAGTTTGGGTTGTTTTCCAATATATCTTTACTTAACATATAACAATTAAGTTGGACCCCATCACCTTTTTTCTGTACATCACCATGAGATGCTCTTAATCCGTTATTTACATACATAATAACATCACCAAGATTAACTGCAAGATTTTCGTGTAATGCAAGTTCCATGTGAGCCATACGACTCATACTATTACCCGCTTTGGTTTTAGTGTTTAATCGTTTCTTATAATCATCAAGAGATAATTTAACTTTAGCTCGTTGTGCAATCTTACTTAATGGAATTTGTTTGTCAAAAATCTTTTGTAGGTATTCATAATAATACTCAACAAACGACTGACCATCACCTTCTAATAACATCTTAATTCCTTTATCCAAGAACTCCTCAATATAGATTGGAAGTTTCTTAGACTTGATACTATTACCCGTCAATTTGATTTTACCCTTGGCATCCATAACCGCATAGTTCTTACGAGCCAAGTTAATACATGACGGCCAAACCCCATCCGTATCGAGTGCCATCTCACCTCTCATGAATATGTCATTGTATTCTGCCACGTCAGCTTCAGGTCCATAATATTCTTTACCCAACTTAACTTTCCAATTCAATCCACGACCAACATAAACTCTGTCTTTCGCGTCATCAGGAGTTGAGAAGTTCACACCGTCCGTATCCATTACCAAAGGAACATACCCTTTTGTCATAAAGAACTTAATCATCTGACGTAGGTATTGTCTACCAGTACAAGTAATCTGTTCACCCATATACATGTCTCCCCACGCAAATACCTGTGGAGCCGACAACGCACCGAACATCGAGTTGATGAAAATCTTAATCGGTAATTGTTTGTTACCATATGACTCTGATTTCTTACGGTCAGTTTCGTAGAATTCTTCCGCAAGTTGTTTGTATTTGATACGAGTATCACGGAAGTATTTTAACATTCCTTTCATCGCACCTGTTACGTCACACTTAGGGAATACATCGTGTACCAACTGAATAGATGGATACAGAGACGAAAAGTCGAGCTTAAGTACGTTCTTACTATAACCAACTTTAAGTAGTCGTGAGAGACCTCCTACGAAGTCTGTTTTACCCTGTTTTTCAGGGATTGCAAGTCCGTGTTTGTAAGACCAAGCCAACATCAACATCTTCCATAGAGTTGCGGTACCCATTGTAGATACTCTCTCATATGTTGTTGGAATCATCGCTGCAAGTAGGAAAGAACCCTGATTAAACTCTTGGTCAACCTTTAAGGTTTCATCTAAGTCATCGTCAAGATACATCTCAACAATCTTGTCACCTGTAATCTTTTTATATACGTTAGGGAACTTTGTGTCTAAGTTATCGTACGCAGGATTGTTAGCTTTCTTGTAGTTACCATTCTGAGTGTTTAACCAATACTCCTCTTTGTTAAGGAACATCTTACCGATATTATCGTGGTCAATATAAACACGACTTGGTGATTCGGCATTGATATACTTTGTAATATATTTCAAACCTGCCGCCTTGATACTTGAATTGATTGCTTGAGCTCTACGAACTGCGTGAATAATGTCGATTACGTTATATCCCCAAATTGAAGTTTGAGTATATGTCTCCACCTCGTTGGCAAGTTTCAACATCCCGTCTTTTCTTGTAAATGAATGTTGGGGGTGTAATGACTTACAAATCTTTTTAGGGTCAATTCCCAAAATTTTACAACGTTCAAAAATCCAATGCCAGTCAAAGTTCGCAGAATTGTAACCACCGATGATACTTGGTTTTAATTCGTTGATTACGTTGAAGAACTCGATGATTGCATTTCGTTCTTCAGATTCATCAATACATTCGATAACTCTGTGGTATCCTTTATTCGTTTTAATTCCAATCATGAAGATACGACCGTCCTGTGGTTCAAGAGCGGTCGTCTCTAAGTCATATACAAGTCGGGTGACTTCATCGTAATTCTCGAAGCCCTTAAATAGTCGTTTTTCTTTTGAGATGAGGTATTGTTCTACAGGTGGTAGGATAATGATTTTATCCTTTGTTTTTTCACCCCACGGGTCACATCCACCTTCTCGGAAGAATTGAATAAGTTCACGATAACCTTTAAGAGATTTGACCATAAAGGTCATGCCTCTTTCTAGTCTTTCATCACCATGAGTTTCCAATTTGTCAATCATGATACCATGTTTAGTCATGGCTTCTTTTTGGGCTGCTTTGGAACCACCGTAGAAGTTAATATTGCGTAAATCACCTACCCAAGCGAATGGGGTAAATGTATCCTTACGGATTTCTTTTCCTTTACCAGGAATTTCTTTGATTTTGTAAATGGAGTTGGATGCGTAGTCAAATTCGATTGCTACTATAAATTCTTCAGGGTCATTCCCGTGCAAGAAAGATTCAATTTCTTCGTTAGATATCATAATATTATTTCGTTGGTTTATTAGCTCTCACACCATCGTGAGGTTTACCTTCGTAAATAAATATAAATGAAAAATCTATTTAATCAAATTAACAACAAGCAGTTTCTGAAATAAAACTTGGTTGAACATTGATGTACAACTCTTCTCTGATTGGGAGAATTAAATTACCTTCATCATTCTTGATTAAGAACTGACCAACATACCTACCTGGTGTGTTAGTATCTCTTGCTGTAAATTTGTAGTAGATATAATATTCAGGTGTCGCACCCAATGGTAAGATAAGTGAAACGATTTCACAAGGAGCTGACACAATTTTAGGAATTTCAGTTTCGACATCAATCATTGTGAAGAAAATAGTAGAAACTTCTAAGTCCTGCATCAGTTCCAAGTAACCCGCTCTACCATCTTTAACTACTTGCATTTTTAATACAGGTAGTGTCGCATTTTGTTTAATAAAGAATTCCATAACAATAAATATATTGTTATGACTCTTTTCTTAAACTTCTTTCATAATGTTCAAAACGGTCGTGTTCTGTTGGTGTCATTAATAATAAACCAGGATATAATTCACCTTTCTTAACTAATTGATACATGTGACTCATCCATGTTTGTTCGAATGGGTGTCCCCATGTTGTATCCAAAAACATTTTTTGATTTCCTGTTCTTGTTACGATTTGAGGCCAATTACAATAATATACTTCACCTGTTACGTATGGAATACCTTGAAACGAATTAATCGAATCATATGATGCTCTTGGCGCATTTGGGTCTAAACCAATATTAGGTAACCTGTTTTTACCTGGCCAATATTTTTCTCTAACATCTTGAGGTACATTATACCAAGACCACTGAGTACCATTATCCCCAAAGAACTCACTATAGTTAAGTTTTAGGAAATCAAAGTTTTCTTTTTTAACAATTTGTAATGTCTTAGAATAAAGATTTGGTACGTATCGATTAAATCCATTTCTACAAACTTCTCCTTCATGAGGATAAAAGAACATATCATCTTCAAAGAATAAATAAAAATCTAAATCTGTTTCATTTTGGAAATGTTCCGCAATCCATTGACGACCACCACAAATACCTAAATTGTCTTTCTTAATGTGTTCAAAACCATTTTCCTCACATAATTTTGCGTAATCCTCAAATGTTGATTCATCACTTGAGTTATCCAATAAAAACTTTTTAGTCTTTAATAAATAATCTTTATCGTAAGCATTCATCGATTCAATCAAAGTTGAGAATTGTTTTGGACTATTAAATGTAATCACATATAAACCAACTTTATTAATGTCTAAAGAATTTGTAATACCCCTTGGACTTTCAGATTTAGGAACCAATTCATTGTTCTTTAGTTCTTCAAAAAATTTACCGACCAACCCATTAGATTCAATTTCAAAATAATTAATTAAATCAGAATGTTTATAACACATAACACTAAAGATGGATTCTTCTGTACCCATGTATCCTTCATCTAATGTTGTCTTTAATAAATTATAATAAATCCCATTAATATCTGCAATAGAATGTTTTGGTCCTCCAAAGAAACCACCACGAGCCACTTTGTTAACTTTAGCACCAGCGAGTGAGTTTAGTTTTTCATATTCAAAACCATGAATTTCTCTTTCTGCATCATAAGGAAAACAAATGAATGAAAACTTTGAAATATATTTTGATAAATTATTGAATACTTTGTCATGGGTAAAGTAACCTTGGTGTACTGTATTTGTTAGTCCTCCGTCAATCCAAAACATATATTCAGAATCAAACCTATCCATAATTTTCGCGTCATGTAATAAGAATACTTTTGACATAACTAATGGATTATAGATTTCTAATCTACCTTGTGTAGATTCTTTTAACCATCCTGCCAAATTTTGCCAGTTCTCGTTAGTTCTAATCTTTTGGATTTTATCAAAAAACTCAGATTCAGTAAACCAAGATAATGGTCTCATAATAAATTGTGTATTATCAGGACTACGTCTTTCAAATACAAATTTTTGGAGTTCTTCATCACCAAAAATAATCATGTTCTCCTCACACTTTAAAAGTTGTTCAAACTTATCTAAATAATGTTGAAATGGTCGTGACCATCCTTCTGATAACTCACCTCTACCAATATCCCAAATACCTGTTACTAATGTTATATTACTCATAAATTCTATTAAATTCTTCTAATATTCTATAAAAACTTTTATTTTGTTGGAACATCTCTTCAGATACTCCTTGTGGGGCATTGTCTCTACACCACCATATATCGAAATGTTTACGTTCAAATAGTTCACGATGATTTACATACATAAGACTCATAACTTGTTCTTCATGTGGAAGACCTTCATCTTCAGTAAGAATATCACTTACGTATTTCTCGAATAAATTTACAACTTCATCCCACTTGTCTTTATGACCACCAAACATACCACCAATGATGTGAATACTTCTATCGTATTCTTCATACCATTTAGGGTTTACAGTACCTGACCAATAATTTCTATCATTCTCTTTACCAAGAAGTAAGAACTTATCATTAGTATCAACAATTAAATTTTTAAGAAAATCATTATTGAATAACGTACTTTCATAGTATCTACCTTGAGGGTGAGTATCTGGTAGATATTTGTTTGGTATTAAACCACAATGTGATAAACCAGCATCAATCCAATAGTAGTAATCGTAGGATTTATCCTCATTCCACCACCAATGGAATTTAGAGTATTGAATTTCAATACATCTATCCCCTTGTTTAATTTGGTCAATATTCTTTCTAGTGTTAATTAATTCTCTGAATTTAGTTTCAGAAATATCGAATATTTTAAATTGTAATTTTTCGGGTGATATTGAGTTCTCATCATAAAAAAAAGTTTTTAATGATTCAATCTCTCGGTCTGAAGTGTAACATAGGAAATCAGCATCGGTCATCTTTAATAATGAAAGAAGGCTATAACGATAATGTCCACTTCTACCTACTCTACCACCGAATTCAGTTCCGTGTAAGTCACTGTATATTGATGTAATAAATTTAACTGACATATGTAAATTCTTTGTGTTGTTTATTTCTTTTCATTTCATCGGTGAGCGGTCCATTTAAATATTCTGAAGGTATTTTACAAGGACTATATTGATTCCAATTATATGTTTGAGTGTAAAAATTATTGTATTGTCCTTGTGACACATCTGACCAACTACTTATTTGTGGAGCAATTGGTAAAATAGGACAATAACTTTGTTTAAGTGGTAATACAAATTGGTAGATATAATCGTCAATTGCATAAAATCTTAAATTTTCAGGGATTTCCATTTTAAGTACCTCATCATATATCGACTCATGATATAATATCATATTGGTTGCAAATATACCTCTTTCATGTTCTTTCTTTGGGGGTAAGTTTGTTATGTCCAAAAATAATGGTTGTTCCTCACTACGATTAACATTTCTGTTTAGTGTTGGTGCAAAATTGATAACACCAAATTCAAACTCATCTGTTTCGGTTTCAATCTTATTAATTAAATCTTTGGAGTATGGTAAAAAAGTACAGTCGTCCTCAATAACTAAAACGGATTTATAACCACGTTCCTTTGCAATTTTAATTATTTCTACATGAGATAAAGTACAACCACCATGATGGTTCAAATCAACCGCTTTAAATAATTCGTAATCCCAACCAATATAATCCATTTCTTTTTGGATATGTTCTAATCGGTCAGGTCGTCTTTCTAAATTAACGACAAACTTAGGGATACTACAAATATTCATTAACTAACGTGATTGTGGGTTAATCTACCTGTGATTCTATCACACCATCCTTTTGATTCTGAGTGAGGCCATACAACCCAATAAGATGGCATCTCATCAGTTTGGAACTCTCTCCACACTTTACAGTATTTGTCAGGGTCTCTCATGAAACCAGCAATTTCATTCTTGTCAGCATCTTTTCTAAATAAAGTCTCATCTTTATCGTTGTGGAATGCAACAACCCAAAAATCATAATCAGTTTCAGGAACTTGAGAATATCCAATATCAATACAGTGTTTGAACATCATACAGAAACTATCTTTCCATTCTTGTTCTGTTTCAAAATTGTATGGGTTTGGTGGGTAATTTTTATCTAATGTATGTTTGTCAATTGCTCGTTTTGAAAAAAGAATACCCGCATATTTTTCATAATCTGTTAACGTTCTAACTTGACCAAATCCATAAGGACCATCATGACCTTCTTGAGTTTCTCCATCCATACCAAATAGTTTTCTATTTGTTAAGTGTGAGTGAGTATTTCGTTGACCCCAAGTCTTGTCATCATCCCACTGTTTTGTTCTACCTTTACGAGTGTACTCATGGTAAACAACAGGAATGTGTGGGTGGAATAAATCGTAACCCCAAGTGTAAGCTCTTGCAGCAATCGAAATCTCTTCACCGTGGAAATAATATTCAGGGTTGTGTTGAACTTCAGTTGAGAATTGTCCTAATGTAAAACAGAAGTGAGCCGAGTAAAATCTTGCAGTTACAGGTTTTGTCATTTCCCTCCAACCTGGAATTGTTTCAGGTAAGAAGAAAACCGCACCTTCAGGAATAAAACGGTCAAACACCATTCTCCAAGCATCTTGAGCTCGTCCTGCAGGGTCATTGTCGGGGTCAAAAGAAGGAACGTAGCCCGTAAGTAGAGGCTTCTTATACCCGTCCTTCTGTAACCCCTTTATCATTTTGATAAGGATATCATCCCAATCCTTAACAAATCTCATGTGAGAATCAATTTGTAATGTGTATGTTTCACCTTTGTAAAGTTGTTGTACTTGGTGTCTTGCCCAACACACACCTTTAGCATCTTGATAAGGAATATCTAAGATTCTAAATCTTTTGTCTTTTCTATACTCATCTAAGTTATCAAACCCATCTTCATCACTATATTGTCTTGCAATACCGATAACAAGGTTATTTGGTTTCTTGGCATTGGCCAACATGTCTTTAATTGTTGGGACCAACTGAGGGTCTCTGTACGATGCAATCTGAACGAATATTTTCATGTAATACTATTTTATACATAAAAATAAAAAACCCTCCACGAAGGTGAAGGGTTTTTAAGTATATTAATTTTGTTTTTTTAACATCCGTTAGGGTCACCACTTGTGATTAAACCTGAACCACCAGTTACTAAGTACCAACCTGTATTGTCAGAATAATATCCATCAGACGCTGGTGTTGTTAATGAGGTGTCTGTATAGATAGTATCACCAACGTTTAGAGGGTTAAGAGATGGTGATAAGTAATAGTCGATTGGTGATGGGTCAGAACAAGCATTTGCTGAAGACGACAAATCATAACCTAAATTATAAGTATAATAACCAATTGTAGGTGTTGGTGATGGAGTATTTGTCGTTGTAGGTGTAGGAGTTTCAGAACTTGTCGGTGTTGGGGTTAACGTTGGTAGTCCCGAACAAAGTGAAACAATTCCCGTAGTACCCGTAGAATCAACCTCAATAACCAATCCTCCATTAGCATAATACCCTGTCATATCAATGGTTACAGGTCCTGTTGGATTATTAAAGAATTGAGCGTTATTGTCAAACACTGGGTCTTCACCATAAATTTCACCAAAGTCACCAAAGTCACATGCGATGTTTGCTGTATTACCTGATGTTATCATGAATGAATTTCTATTTTGTGTTGGGGTTACAGTAGGTGTTGGGGTATTAGTTGGTGTTTCAGTATTTGTTGGAGTGTTTGTAGGTGTTTCACTTGGCGTATTAGTTGGTGTTTCAGTATTAGTTGGTGTTGGTGTTTCAGTGTTAGTTGGTGTAACTGATGCGGTGTTTGTTGGAGTTGATGTATTAGTTGGTGTAACTGATGCGGTGTTTGTTGGAGTTAAAGTATTTGTCGGAGTTGCAGTTGGTGTAGGTAAAGGACATCCACCTAAAAATGTTACACTACCGTCTCCGTCCGCGACTATTATGTTTCTACCACATAACATTAAAGTGTCGAACACGTCTAAGAAAAAGTCAATTGGGAACCCATTACAATCAGTACCAACAAAAGAGGTTTGATTAATAGTACCACCAAACAATAAGTAAGTCTTACAAAGTGAATTACTTGGTGTAATTGTTTGAGTTGGTGTTACGGTTGGTGTTGTGGTTGATGTTGTCGTAACAGAAGGCGTAACACTTGGAGTTGAAGTAACCGATGGAGTTACCGTTGGTGTTTCAGTTTGTGAAGGACTAATACTTGGTGTAACTGTGTTAGTTGGTGTAATACTTGGAGTAACCGATGGAGTTGGTGTATTACTTGCAGTGGCTGTTGGAGTTAGCCCGATTGTAACCGATGGAGTTGGTGTAGAAGTGTTTGTTGGTGTAACTGTTGGTGTTTCAGTCGTTGTTGGAGTTGGTGTTTCAGTTGATGTTGGTGATGGACTTAACCCTGGCGTATTTGTCGGGGTTGAAGTCATTGTAGGTGTCGGACTTGGTGTCGGACCTGGTACATTTAATGAATATGTATATCCATAAAGTGGCACATAACAATTGTAGGTACCATAATAGTAGTCAGAAATATAATTAAATGGGAATATTTGAGAGCCTAAGTCAATCGTACCTCCCGTGTCAGGTAAATACGTGACATTTGCGGTTTGACCACTTAAATCATCACTTAAAATTCTTACTCCTATTGCCATGTCTATAAATACTTATTTTTTTCTATTTTAAACAAATAAAATTATTTTTAACCACATATACCTTTGTTTAATATCAAGGTACCTGACATTTGTATAAATGTTGCACCATCTGAAATTGTCCCAATATTCCCTTGAGGGGGAATTGTTAATGATATATTACCATAAACATTGTCTCCAGATTCTAATTCGCTAAATGGTATTAAAGTATAAATTGTTATATTTGCGGGGTCTCCAAAATTGATAGACTCACACACATCTTCATAGAATCCGCCACTCCACAAATTATATGTGTAAATAATTACAGGAGTTCTTGTTGGTGTTGGTGTAAATGATGGTGTTGGAGTTACAGTTGGAGTTACCGATGTTTGAGTTGGTGTTGGTGTGAATGATGGTGTTGGAGTTATTGATGGACATAAACCTATCACTACAACGTCTAATGGTGCGGCATAATCCTCAACATATAAATCTTTAGCACATACGTAACTTGTTTGTAGGGGTTCAACAGGGGTGACACTAATAATGTCGGTACACCCTGTCCATCTATAATATCCTGTTTGAACATTATTATAGTTGGTTACCCTAAAATAATTACAATTTGACATATTTGTTTTTATACTTGGGTAATCGTAACAATAACCGATGGAATTGCAGGTCGTGTTGGATTTATTTGTGCGGCATCGTATGCAAATCCTAATCTTATATCACTAACATTAAATTTTAATTCCATATAATCACCAGCGTTTAGTGGTTCAACAAAATTCCAAGCAGCCACACTCCTTCCGTTGTTGGAATTTCCAACAACTTGAGTATTTGAGTTATCAACATTATTACCATTTATAGCCAACCATATATCCATAATTTGGGCGCTACCTCCCCCTGTTGATTCTATCTGACAAGAAAATTGTAAATTGTATGTACCCGCACTGGCAACAACAAATCTTGTATCTGCGGAAACGATAACACCATTACCCGAAGTTTGTGTTGCAGCACTCATTGAATACGCAGTTGTGGTACTTGTCACATATTGACTAACGGTAGAAATGAATGAACCCCAAGCTCCGTTTACAAATGGTTGAGAAATACCTGATGTTCCGCTAGTTCCTGAAGAACCACTTGAACCTGAAGTTCCGTCTGTTCCGCTAGTTCCTGAAGAACCACTTGAACCTGAAGTTCCGTCTGTTCCGCTAGTTCCTGAAGAACCGCTTGAACCTGAAGTTCCGTCTGTTCCGCTAGTTCCTGAAGAACCGCTTGAACCTGAAGTTCCGTCTGTTCCGCTAGTTCCTGAAGAACCACTTGAACCTGAAGTTCCGTCTGTTCCGCTAGTTCCTGAAGAACCGCTTGAACCTGAAGTTCCGTCTGTTCCGCTAGTTCCTG